TAAGTCAAAAATAATTAAAATATTGAGTATGAGCAAGTTAAATGTTAGCAGAAATGTTTTTTTAGAGAAAGAAGAACTTTCAAATATGATTTCTTTCTTTGCTACAGCACCGCTTATGAAGGCGGTGCTACAGGCATCTTATTCTTTTGGGATGATTACGAATGACCCGTCTAAGATCAATCCTAATACAGTCAATAAACCGGAAGAAAACGAAAATCTTGTAGAACCTTTTAAAGTGGAAACAGGAACAAACTCTGGCACTATTAAGGTACTTCCTGGGATGGCTCTTACCAGTGCCGGGAACTTTATAGATATCAATGTAGAAGACAACATCGTTGTGCCGAATGACAGCAATTTCTATTGGGTGAAGATTGCATATAAAACAAGAAATTACGAAAAGGGATATGTAAGCGTAAACTCACAAGGTATTGTGTCTGGTTCGGTTGATTTTTCAGGCAAGGTGAGAGGGCAGTCTTCGTCAACTCCTGTTTCTATTAGGTTTGAAAAACAAGACGGTTCTGTTCCTTTGAATAATGGCGTTTATCAGATTGTAAACATAATTGACAGCCAAAACTTACTTCTTACATCCGCAACTACATTTGTAGCGGAATCGAATTTAAGAGCTATTGTGCTTGGGACACTTCCTTTGGGAGGTGTATTGACTTCCGAGCAGCGAAACGGTTTATACACTTATGACGATTATGTCATTTCTTTAGTACCGGAAGTTAGCATAAGCACTCCGCCGGAAAAAGAACCGGACGAGTATTATATCGCTCGTGTACAAAATTCTGGCGGCACGGTATCTGTTTACAATGAAGTGAAAAGCGAGTATTGGTCACTGGGAAATATTTTTATGTCAACTTCCAAATAACAAGGATATGTTAAGGTTTTATTACACGACAAGCGCAGGGTACAATAATCAACAAACTAAGATTTCCGATTCTTTGGGTGGGTACAAATCATCCACCCCTGTACCCAATGACATGTTTAGCAATTTATTTGATGAAATAAGCCTTAATTTGGCTTCAAATCCTCGTGAGCAATATATTGCACTTATTTTGAAAAATGAGGGCACAGAAACGCTTAAAAACGTTAATATGTGGTTTTCTGCCGTAACGGAGAATCCGTATGGGAAAATCATGGTAGGAGCAATAGGAATGAACAAGGATGAAAACGACAATCCGGTTACACCAAGGACATCTTCTATTTATGAGAAGCCCTATTGGATTCAATTTTATGATGCAACAGAAGACGATAAAGTTACATTGGGTGACATTGAATCGGATGCTGAAATTTGTTTGTGGTTCTCACGGGTACTTGATGGAAAAATTATTCGAGAAGACTATAACAATGTGGCAGAGAGAGATACGAACACCCAAAACCGCTATAAGAAGGTTGAAAAAGAGACCGATGAGATTTTTAACATTAATTTGGTTTGGGAATAGTTACAAAAGTTGTAGTTTTGTCAGCGAGACAGGGGAACAAAAACTTCCCCTTCTTTTATCACTTAAAATATACAACTTTTGTATGCAATGATTTTATAATCTAATTTCGACAGCAATGACAAGACGAGAAGAATTTGAAGCGATTTATGAATACTTACAGGGGAAACTGACAAACAACCCGAAGTATGAGTTTCATGCAAAAAGAAAGGACAGGGAAAGGATAAAAGATTTTCTTGAAAATGAAATAGTGGGGAATCTTTGGAACTATCTTACTTTTCAATTTAATAGGCAGGTTTTTATTTTGTCGGTGTCGAAATTGAGTATTATTCCTCTTCCTAATGTGATAGGGAAAGCAGCTATTGAAAGATGGAGAAAACGAACACAAAAGGATATGTGGTTTACCTCTAAATTCGTTATGGAATACGACCTTAGAAACCCTATCCAGAAAGAAGAAGCCTTGTCTGATTCCTATTTGGATAAAGAAAGACAGCTTTATTTTGATTCTCCGAGAGGGTACATCCTTTGTGAAAGCTATGATGGGTTTTTGTATCATGAAAAGAAATGCAAAGGATGCAGGTATATAAAATTGTGTGAAGAAAAATATAAGGACAGATGAGAAAAAGAAGAAAGGAACTTGAAGTTAAAATTGTCCCTTGTTTTTACGATACGAAAAGAGCAGAGCTTTTGATCGTAAGGTACGGATGGTTTGGAAACCCTAAGTTTGTAAGGAGTTTCGGGTTTATCTATCTTTCGAGTAAGGAAAGTGAGAAAAAGATGGACTATGTGTGTGAATTAATAGATAGGTTTAACAGAATACAAAGTTTAAATTGTTATGGAAGAAAAAGTAATGTATGACGTGCGTTCAGCACTTATGACAGGTGAAATTAAAGAAGTAAAAAAATGGGAAACAACTACTTTCAGAGGTCTGGAGTATATCATCCCGGAAGGAGAACGTGAAATGGCTAAAATTGGCAGAGATGTGTTTTTCACAAAAGAAGAAGCAAAGAAAGCTATTAACGCAACGGTTGATAAGAGAGTTCAGTATCTTGAAAATCAGATTGAAAGAATTAAAAGCTATAAGTTTGAGTAACGTGCTGAAAAAGAAGGAGAAATACGAATATCGTCCTTGTAAAAGATGTGGTGAAAATCATTACATCTACAATAGGATGAAGTGGCTCTGTAAAGATTGTGACACAGAAACAACCAAAGAACGTAGAGGTGACCTTCAATCCTTATTTACGGAGATATGGCAGGAAAGACCTCATGTTTGTGTAAAATGTGGAAAGCCTTTGGGGGATGAACCAAAAGCTATTTTCTTTTCTCATATCAGATCAAGAGGTGCAAGACCGGATTTGAAGATGGACAAGAACAATATTGAACTTCTTTGTTCCGCTTGCCACAGATTACATGAATTTAACGAAAGAGAAATTGTATGAAAAAGATTCTTGTATTGACGGTATTGTCGTTTATTCCCCTTCTTGTTTCTGACGCAAAAGTTCTTTCCACTACGAAAGAAGATAGAGATAAGGTTGTGTGGGAAAGGTTGGTTCATGCCATTTGCATGGTTGAATCCGGTTGCGATGATAAAGCAAAGAACAAGGTAAGTTCTGCTTCCGGTAGGTTTCAGATGTTGAAGGTCTACGTGGATGAAGTAAATCGGATAAAAGGGAAGCATCTTTATTCTTACAAGGACAGGTTCGATCCTGTAAAGGCAAGGGAAATGTTTGAAATTTATCAATCCCATCACAACCCTACCAAAGATATAGACAAGGCGATCGTTCTCCACAGAGGAAAGAAAGTCAAGTCTTATATTAGGAAAGTGAAACAGGAAATGTGTAATCTTTAATTTTTAATGCTATGACAGTATGCTGGACAGAAGGATGTTACTACTTTGAAGGTGAAGTAATCGGTTCTTATCAAACGGAAGATGGTACTATGTTGGTAGTGAAAGTGCAGAACGGACGAACAAGGGAAGTTCTTAGAGAAAACGATCATTTAATTGAATTGGATTTATGCGAATAGACGAAAACATAGAGATACTACTTCAATCCATTGCAAATTTATTTGGGGATTTGAAGCTAAGCACTTTGAAAGGAAAGCTGGAAGATGTGATAGCACTTCAAGATACGGAAAGTATTGCTGACTTTACCGAAGAATGTATTAAGTGGTCGGAAAGGGAATATACAAAAAAACAGCGTATGTTTGTGTTCTCTGATGGGAAATTGGCTTTGACAAGGACATTTATTGTTTCCGCAGAAATGGACTACACGGATGAAGGTGTACCGGAAATAATCATAAATAGAATGCCGGACGATGTAACGTTAAAGGACAATCCTTACAAGAACATTCATGTCCGGTATGAAAGCGAGGAAAACTGTTCCCGTGACTTCGACAGGTTGAAATTAGTGTTGAATTAATAATCTATGGCTAAGGAAACTATAGTAAAGAATTTAAATCTCGTTGGAATGACAGACTATTTCAATGAGCATTATAAAAAGAAAGATGGAGGAAAGTTTTCATACTGGAATATTAGAGCTTATGCGGTAATGGGCAAAGTTCCCTCCTATTTAGGAGAAGGATTGAGTATTGTTCCTTGTGTGCCGACAGGTAGTAATGTAAGACTATGGAAACTTGTAAGGGAAACAAAATAAAAAGGGAAAGAAAATGAAAGTGTATGTAAGTTTGCCCATTTCTGGGCATGATATAGAAGAAACGAAAGAATACGCAGAAAAGGTTAAGAAGTTTCTTGAAGAAAGATGCGATGAAGTTATTACTCCTTTTGATGTTTGCGATGAAGAAGGTAAGACCTATTCCTATTATATGGGTAGGGACATTGAAGCACTTTTGGAATGTGATGCTGTTTTCTTTACACCAGATTGGCAAGAATCAAAGGGTTGTATGGCTGAATTTGAGTTGGCAAGAATTTATGAAAAGAAAATTTTAATGTAAAGAAAATGAAAAGTTCGAGTAAGTATTTGATATGCTATGACAATGAAACCGGAGGACTTCCTTCGAAAGACAAACCGGCTTTTGATGCGATTCCTCTTATAGAAATTGCGTTTGCAATCATAGATATGGAGAAATTGGAAATATGTGAAGAAGTGTCTATGATTTTGCCACATGACTATAAAGAAGGGCTGGTTTATAGTGCAGAAGCGGAAGCAATACATGGCATTACTGAATCTATCCAGAATGAAAAGGCAATTTCGTTAAAAGAGGCTTACAAAAAGTGTCTGGATATTTTCAAAAGATACAAAAACCCGCGCCAACTATGTACTCTTTGCGGTCACAACATAGTAGGGTTTGACAACCCTTTCTTGGAGAACTTCTTTAAGTTCATGGGAGATGATCTAAGCAAGTATGTAAAATTTTCGTTGGATACGATGCAATTGGCTCACATGGCTTATGGAGAAGCTGAAAATTATCAACTGCATACTATTTGTGACAAGGAAGGTATTGATCTTGTAAACGCGCACCGTGCCGGTGATGATACCTATGCGAACGCACTGCTTATGATAAATTTCGTAAAGAAACTTCGAGGAGAAGGAACAACTGCCGAACAAGATGGCATGACGGTCAAGAATCCTTTCCGAGAAAAATTTGCTTTGTAACGTGGCAATAGTATATAATTCAAAAGGTGGGGTTCTGACCGATTTGCAAGCAAAAAGGTTGTTTACTACTGTGGACGATATAATAGACAGACTACCTTCTCCTACTATATCCCAACTCTTTTCGGGTGGGTATAAAAGGGATATGGACAAGATGCTTGAAACTATTATAGATCAGACAGAGTATGCAATGAATTTTGGACGGTCTCTCGATACCGAAAAATTGGGATATGTGGACAACCTGTTTGCGTCAATGGATGAAAACCTAAGAATCCTTTCGTACAACTATTTTAACGCAACCGTCCTTTCCAATTTCAATTTAGGATGGAGAAATTTGGAATGGGGAAACCTTACACAACTCTTTCCGTGGAGTAGTTACCTGTGCGCCCGCGGAGCAGGCAAATGTCTGCGTATCAACACTTTAGTTGTTATGGCGGATGGCTCTTTGAAGAAGGTACAGGACATAAAAGTAGGTGACAAAGTAATGGGACAGGACTTCAAACCTCGAAAAGTCTTAGAGCTTCACAGAGGAAGATGTCCTATGTATGAAGTAAAGCAAATAGGTGGTATGGATTATACCGTAAGCGAAGGACACCTGCTTTGCCTATCCGATAGGAGCATTGTTCCTGTAGAAGTGGCGGAAATGAACCTTAGAAAGGGTTTTTCTTATAAAGGTTATAGGTCTACTAAGAACGGACTAAGAGAGACGGAAATTTATGTGTCTTTGGTTGGTGAAGATGACTATTACGGTTTTACCTGTGATGGTGACCATAAGTTCCTATTAGAAGATGGTACGGTTTGTCATAACAGCTATATGTGGTGTTATTCCTTTCCTTTGTGGCGATTGTATTCTTACACGAGACCTATGCTCTATGGAGGTGATACGGTTGACAACAAGAACCGGAAAGAGACGGCTATGATCACAAACACTATGACACTTGCAAAGGTGCATGTGAACAAGATCATAGAAGAAATCACTACTAACGATATTTTAAAAGAAAAACTTGATCCGAATGGAAAGGCGAAATTAGGTGAAACAGCAATAGAAGGTGAGAACGGTGCTATACTTCATGTCCGTGGTAAGGACGGGTTTATTCGTGGTCTGCACGTTGGTGCAGCAATCATAGACGATATGCCAGACGAAAGTTCTTTGTATAGCGATGAGCAAAGGGAAAAGTTGAAAGAAGTTTTTAGAGGTACAATTACACCTATTGTAGAACCATACGGGTATTTGATTGTATCCGGTACACCTTATTCAACTGCTCCGAATGAACTGTACAATGTGATAAAAGGTGATAAACGTTTCTATTCGTTTGAATACCCTATTGTTTTCCCGGACGGTAGACCACTTGCACCGGATAGATACACCTTTGAGGATATAAAAGCAAAAAGGACAGAGCTTGGTTCTATTGTATTTGCTCGTGAGTATTTGGTTATCCCTATTTCAGACAATTCAACGATATTTCCTTATGAGTATCTAAGAAGATCGACTGTAGGGATGGACAAGGTTTCTTTTGCTGATAGTATAGAATTTTTCCCGTTTGAACTTCAAAGGGTAGTGGTAGGATGTGACTTTGCTGTATCCGGTAATATTGGTGCTGACTATACTGTCTATTCTGTTTGGGGTATTGACTATTCGAACAACTTCTATCTGATAAACTATTTCCGTGCAAAAGGAATGTCCCATAATGAGCAGGTGGACAAGATCGTTCTTTTCAACCGTCTGTACAAGCCGGACAAGATAGTATGCGAGGCAAACGGTTTCCAAGGGATCTTGTCTGCACTTGCAAGAGAAAGGGGTCTTTCCAATATCGAGCAGTTTACAACAACAGAAGGGAACAAGAAAGACCTCTATTCCGGTCTTCCGTCTTTGTCTGCCATGTTTGAAAGAGGACAGATTAAAGTTCCATACAAGGAAGGGGACACAAGACAAAAGGTAGAGTTGATGTTCAGTGAGTTTGCGTCCGTTACTTTCAGAAGCGATAAAGGGAAATTGGAAGCGAGTTCGGGACACGATGACATTGTGATGAGTGCGTTTTTATCTTTACATACCCTAAGAGAAGAAAACGGATCAGGTAACAATTTTAGTATAAATATGGTATAAATAAGTATATGGATCATGGGTAAACTGAATCCCGGCTTCATGGCGGAAATCTTTAAATTGATGTTTTCTGATGAAGTCATAATGCGTATAGCTTCGGAATATTTGAAATACGAATTGATTCCTAAAGAATGGGTAGGCTATAAATTCATTCTTAGGGAAGCGATCATACAATATACAGAAAAGAACAAACTGCCTTCTATTGGTGCTATTTGCCAAAAATTATGTGATGAGGATGCCGTGCAGCTTGCTGCAAAGGAAATAAAGAAGGCAACTTTGATAGACAGGGAAATTGCAATAGACCAATTGCAGTCTTTTGTCAAGGAAACGGAATTTGAACTTCTTTCAAGGAAAGTACATGATTTGTACGAAGAAGGAAAGAAGGAAGAAGCAATACGTGTCAACGCCGAAGAATCCCAAAGGATATTGGAAATGTCGTTTCGTTCCAAATCAGGGGGTTTCCAGTCTGTTTTCGGGGGTTTCCAGCAACGTATGCTTGAAAGACGCATGGATGCTGCTACAATAACGGAAAAGCCAGTAAAAATTCCTTTTGGAATCGACAGGTTGGACGATATATCTTTCGGTGGCATGGAAATAGGGGACACAACGCTTTGGATTGCTCGCAGCGGTACGGGTAAAGCGTTGACTTTGGACAGCAAAATTCTCACTCCTACTGGTTATATTTTGATGAAAGATGCTAAGGTAGGGGATATTATTTGTGATAGAAAAGGCGGTACTCAAACAATAGTTGGCGTATATCCTCAAGGAAGAAAGAAAGCGTATCGAGTAACTTTTGCAGATGGAAGTTTTGTTGATTGTAGCAAAGATCATCTTTGGACGATATGGGATAATTATCACAACTCAAAAGGTTATGAAACTATGCCTTTGTCGGAAATGATGGAGAAAGGAATTAAATTTGGCGGACACCATAACGGACAAAAATATCTTACTAAAAACAATATTGTAAGATACGGTTCTTATCCGCGTCCTCGTTTTTCTATACCATTGGTGGAAGGCGTTGATTTAGGAGAAAAAGAAGTTTTTATTGATCCTTATACGTTAGGCGTTTTATTAGGCGATGGAAGTTTTTCTGATAAAGCTGGTAATTTAACTGTAACGTTGCCAGACAATGAAATTATGGAAAAATTGAAGTTCCCAGAACAGATATACCTTAAATATGTAGCAAGGTATGCGTATAGGATTAATAAAGGGGAAAGTGAACATAATTTTCATTATTACTTAAAAAAATACGGACTTTTTGGGAAACTTTCTCACGAAAAGTTTATTCCAAAAGATTATATTTTCAACAATAAGAATGTTCGATTAGAGGTTCTTAGAGGGCTTTTAGATACAGACGGGTATGTTGAAAAAACAGGACAAATAGAACTTTCTCTATCTTCTAAACAATTAATAGAAGACGCTACTTTTATTGCAAGGTCATTAGGATGTTTGTGTAAAATATCAGAACCAAAAAGAGCTTCTTATGTAAACAAAAAAGGAGAAAGGGTTATTTGTAAATACAGATATAGATTGAGAATCACCCCTCCTAAAGGATTAGATTTATTTCATCTTTCAAGGAAACACGAAAGAGAGATAAATCCTAAGAAAAAGAATTTTGTTGAAAGAAGAATTGTGTCCGTTGAATATATTGGCATAAAAGAAATGCAGTGCATAAAAGTGTCAGGAAAAGAAGGACTTTTTCTTACAAATGATTTTATCGTTACTCACAACACGACTGTATTGAAATGGCATGGGTGTTCTGCTGCCATTAGAGGTGTGCCGGTTCTTCATATCCAGTTGGAAGGTGGGGTTAAAGCCTGTATGCAAATATATGACCAGTTATGGTCTGCTCAATCCTATTCCGATATCAAATCTGGCAATATCAGTCCAAAGGACAGAAAGAAGATAGAACAGGCTATTAAAGAAGTAAAAGAGCTTAGTTCTGACATTGAAGTGTATGGATTCAAAAAGTTCGGACAGGCTTCTATGGGGGATGTCCGGCAGCTTTGTTACGACTATTTTAATACACATGGCAAGTTCCCCGGATTGGTAATACTCGATTCTCTGGATTTGGTAAAGACCGGTATATCCAAAAAGATAGATTCTGATCCTGATCACAAGAAAGAAAAACTACAGACTTGTGCCCAGCTTTTGAAGAACTTGGCGGATGAAATAGGTGCTCCTATCATTACGGCCACACAGACAAGTGATGTCCCGTTTGAAGTATGGAACAACCCGGATAAGGTGATTGACCGTTCTTATACAGAAGGTGACAAAACGCTTGTAAAACCTTTTTCTTTTGTGTTCACCCTGAATATGACAATAGAGGAAAAGGCAAACGCAACGGCTCGTATTTATGTCGACAAGCTCCGTGATTACAAGGAAAGTCAAGAAGTGATTACGATTGCTACCAATTACGACAAAAGACGTTTCTATCACAGGGGGCGAACGATGGAGATGTACAATCAAATTTCTGAAAGGAAAGAGATAAAGAAACAGGCACGTAAGAAAAAGACGGAAGCAGACAAAATGGAAAGTATTTAGGATCATGATTAGGATAGATGAAGAAGAAGTAAAGGCGGCGTTCGGACTTCGCATGTTCGGTTCGCAAGGGTGGCTCTCCAACAAGGACATGGATTGTCCCTACTGCGGAAAATCGAAGAAATGGGGTGTTCTTTTGAATCCTCACGGCGGTGTGTTTCACTGTTGGAAATGCGGTAGCAAAAAACCATTGAAGGATTTTCTGGACAAGATAGGAAGGAAAGATCTTATACGGATGGAATATCAAAATTCATTAAGTGTAAAACTTACACCTTTGAAAGATGATGTGGATGAAGATGTGTCCGAAGAATTGCCGGAAGAAAAACTTCCCCTTCGTCTTGAAAGACTGAAATCTGACCCTTATTTAGACGAAAGAGGGTTTAGAGCGTATCATTACGCACTTTTTGAACCGTCTGAAACCAAATCTATTTTAGAAAAGGATTTGAAAAACTACATCATCTTTAAAATGAAAATGGATGATAAGCTGGTGGGATGGCTCGGCAGAAGCAGATATTCCAAAGAGTGGCATAAAAGAGATTTGGAAAGGGCAAAGGAAACCGGTACTAAACCGCATTTGCGATATGAAAACAGCATAGGGACGAACTTTACAAAAATATTAGGCGGTTACAACGAGCTTTCTTCTATTACAAAGGACGTGATAATAGTGGAAGGGTTATTTGACAAAGTAGGTATAGACAATCTTTTAAAACTTTGGGATTGCAGGGATTTGAAGTGTGTGTTCACTTTTGGGAAAAGTATAAGCAAAGAACAAATATCCTATTTGGAAAGAAAAGGGGTAAAGAATGTGATTCTGATGTATGACGATGCGACTGTTGAAGAATCCAAAAGTGCAGGGTTGATGCTTGCAAAGTCATTCAACACCAAGATAGCTTATCTTTACAAACCGGGCATTGACCCGGGAGATATGGATATGGATTATTTGGAAGAAGTTTTGGATAACTTGTATGACCCTATCAATTTTTACGTCTCTAAAATCAAGAAAATGTGGTAGGTTATTCCTACTTTTATTGAAAACTACAAATCATAAGATCAGATGGATAGAAGCAGAGAATTGTCGATAGACGAATATTTGAAAGTGCTCCAATTGGAATACTTTACCCACAAGGTAAGAAGCCTTATTTTTGATAAGCCCGAATTTGTCAAGATGGCAAATGATATTGCAGAGTTTAAAAAGGAACGGATCGAATTGTTGGCAAAAAGACATTTTAAACGGTCTATTTTCTTTTCGGTGGAAGAATATTTTTCTTTTTATGAGAAAGAGTTCTTGAATCCTACCGGTATTCCCAATTTCCAGTATTCCACCAATGAACAGAAAAGAAACTCGCAGTGGTTTTGGGATATGATCTATTTGCTTGGAAAGGATCAGATTGTTATTTATGATGACAAAGAGTATCGGATTCTGAAGAACGATATAAAGAATCAAACGGTCACTATCAAAGTGAACGGAAAGAAAAAAGATGTGGAATATTCAAATATCAAAATAAAAAGGCTTATCATGTGTTTTGATGGTAAGTTATTATAAATCAACTAATTTAAATTTCGTATTATGACTTTTAAAGAGTATGAAGCGCACGCGGCTTCAACAGCGTGTTATGCAAAAGAAGTAGCTATTTCGTATGTAGTAATGGGACTTACCAATGAATTGGCAGAAGTTTTTGAAAAGGTGGACAATGCTGCCGAAGCAAAGGAAATCATGAAAGAAGTAGGAGACGTCCTTTGGTATGTTGCAATGACAAGACAGGAATTGGATTTAGCTGCATTGGAGTTTCCCGAAGAATTGCGCAGATTGGACGATACGGATGTGTACAGATTAAGTCCCTCCTATTTGCTCCAACAGGTAGGTATCATTAACGGTCAAGTGAAGAAATACTTCCGGGACGATGATTACAGTAAACCTTTCCCCGAAAAGAGAAAAGAACTTTGTCATACTGCATTGGAACAAATTCTTGTGGGATTGCAGAATCTTGTTGTCTACATTGAAGGAAAGGAATTGAACCAATCTTTGGTATCCATTGCAAAGCAGAATGTGGAAAAGCTGGCAAAGAGAAAGGCGGAAAACAAAATTCACGGTGACGGAGATAATCGGTAATGGTTAGGGCGGTAACTTTTTTGGGAGCTTCTTGTGTCGGAAAGACTTCTGTGTTTGAACTTTTAAAGAAAGACAGATCGTTTGACCGGTTCGATAAAATAGATAGCATAACAAGACAGTTAGTAAAGGAAGGGAAGATAGAACCTTCCTTTACTTCTGTTCAAAATCAAAAACTGATTTTTGATAAGTATGCGGAACTATTAAACACAGATTGCTATGTTTCCGATAGAAGCATAATAGATGTGCATACGTTTACGAAAACAATTCCTGCTTCTATTCAAAGAGACGCAGAATTGAAAAGACAATTGGATTTTATAAACGTTAGTGAATATTTTCTTCCTATTATTTTTTATTTCCCTATTTATTGGGATGTAGAAAATGATGGGGAAAGAATGGCAGATGCAGAGAGAAGAAAATGTTGGGATGTAGAAATAAGGAAGTTTTTGACAGAAAGAAAATTGCCTTATGAAGTGATACCAAACGATACCCCTTTTAACCGATTGAAGTTTATCAAAAGTGTTTTGAATACACGAATAAACTTAGGTTAAATGTAGGGTTAAGGATTGTAAAAACATACAATAATTGCATACAAAAGTTGTATGTTTGTCTGTGAAAACGAAAAGAAGAAAAATACGATGGATCGACTTTTAAATGAGTTGGAAGAATATCTTTCTTCCAATACTATACAACACTCTCTCGATAAGGAAAATTACACTGTTTCCTTTGAGGGGAAATCATACGAAGTTTTTGAACCTAACGAAGATGGATATTTCTTTTCAGAGGATTTTCGTTGGGATTGTGAACGCACCGAAGAAGATGGTTACATCTTTCGTCTTGGTGGTGTATGGTACACATTGGACAAAGGGAAGGAAAACGAGCCTAAACTTAACCGGGTAAAATGGAGAGGACAAAGTGAAATGGCAGGTCTTTCTACTAATTTCTTGGGAGTACATGGATCGTTTGAACTTTTGAATGGTACAGGGTTATACCCGGATTGGGCAAAGAAAGCCAAATTCTTAGGAATAGAAAGATTGGGGATTGTTGAAAAAGCAACTTTGGCAGGTGCACTCAAATTTCAAAACGCTTGCAAGGCAGAAGGAATCATCCCTGTGTTTGGTCTGGAAGTCCCAGTAAAGGATGAAAAGAAGGATATCGTCTATACTTACAAAGTCTACACAAAGAATGAAAAAGGCTGGCAGCGTTTACTTGCATTAAACAAGGTTTTGAATTGTGACGATAGTGGAAAGTTTGTTTCCCCCAAAGACATGTCGGAACACGTTTCAGATGTGTATATCGTATTTGACCCGAAAACGATACAGTTTGAAGATGTCCCTATTCTTTTAAGAAGCAAACCTAATGTGTTTTGGCAGGTTGATACTGTGGAATACACAAAAAATGATAGGGACACTTCCTACTTGATGAACTTTGAAAAGTTCTATAAGTCCAAAATGAAGCCCGTAGCCATTTTTGATGCTTACTACATTGAGCCGGAATACGCTATACTTCGGGAAGTCGTAAATAAGATTGACGGGAAAGTAAACTACAAATCCGGTAATCAATATTTCAAAGATGAAGCGACTTATATGGAAGAACTTCTTTCTTTATTTGGGGATAGTGAAAAGGGAGAGGAATTTTATATGATAGCAAGAAGCAATGCTGATATGATTGCAGAAAGTTGCAACTTTGAAATTCCTACTGACAGCCGACATCTTCCCCGTTATGAAATGACAAAAGAAGAAAAGAAAAAATACGCTTCCAATGAAGATATGTTTGATTCTTTGATTTATGAAGGGTTGGAGAACAAACCGGAACTTTTGGAAGATTACTCGGAAGATGTGCTTGTAGAAAGAATAGAAAGAGAATCAGATGTAATCAAATACGGACAGGTTGTTGATTACTTTTTGATTTTGCGTGATATTGTCAATTGGTGCAAAAAGAATAATATCTTGTTAGGTGGTGGTCGTGGAAGTTCCAGTGGCTCTTTGATTTCTTATCTGTTTGGATTGGTAAATACAAACCCATTGCACTTTGGTTTGATTTTTGAAAGGTTTTTGAATAAAGGTAGGGTTTTATCCAGCCTTCCAGATATTGATACAGATGTGCCGGGAGAATACCGACCGGCAGTAAAACAATACATGGAAAATCGTTTTGGAGCTTCGCAAGTTTGTTCTGTAGGCACGTACACTACTTTACAGATAAAACAGGCTATAAATGATGTAGGAAAGATTTATGGAGCTTCAGTTCCTACTCTTAGGAGGCTTACTAAAATGATAGAAGATGTAAAGACGGAAGAAGATTTTTTGAAACTTGCTTGTAAGAGATCAGAAATAAATCAATTTCTGAATAAATATCCAGAAATGATGAATATTATTTTCCTTCTTTTAGGTCAGCAAAAAGCAGCTTCTATTCATGCTTGCGCTATGATGATCTTTCCAAAAGAAAAGTCAATGTACGAATGGTGTCCGGTTAGAAAATCGGGTGATTTGATTATCAGTGAATGGGAAGGTGGAGAAATGGATGAAGCCGGTTTTTTGAAAGAAGATATTCTTGGTATTGAGCAATTGGATAAATTCACTGATATTCTGAATCTGATTGAAAAGAATACGGGTAGGAAAATCAATCTCTATTCAGATATTGAGTATGACGATCCAGAGGTTTACAGGTATTTTGCAAATGGTTGGCTTAGTGACATATTCCAGTTTTCGGCAAAGGGATTGTGTGCCTATACTCAAAAATTGAAGCCTAAAAACATGGATGATGTAGTGGCAGCACTTTCTTTGTTCCGTCCTGGGCCAATGGAAAATGGTTTTCACATGGACTACATTGCTTTGAAAAATGGAGAAAAAGAACCGGAATATCCTATTGGAGCGGAAGAAATTCTGAAAAATACTTATTCTGTGATGTGTGTTTCTTCTGAAATGGATGTGAAAACATCCAAAGGAGTAAAAAAAATAAAAGATATCTGTGTTGGCGAATATGTTCAAACCGAAGATGGTTCTTATCAAAAAGTTTTGGACAAATTTAATAATGGTATAAAAAACACTATTAAAATAGTAACTTCGTTTGGCGGAGAATTAAGAGTAACAGCAGATCATAAAATTTTAACTTCTGATGGATGGAAAGAAGCATCTAATCTAAAGAGAGGGGACTTCATTAAGGCTTATTGGATGCAAGATCAAATTCCTGTTGAAGAAGAAAACGAAGATTCTTTAAAGAATTGGATGATAGGGTTCTTTATCGCAGAAGGAAGATGTAGTAGCACTCCTTATTTTACAGTTGGAAGTATAGAGGTGGTACAATTTTTAAAATCAGTGATCGAAAAAGTTTTACCTTTTTGTTTTGTTAATGTAACAAAGCACGAAAGAATAACTGAAAATAATGTTCTTGCCTGCTCTTGGAGAGTATATGTAAAAGGAAGTAAGGGGAAAGAAAATGGATATTTTTCGTCCGGTTTTGTAAAAAACCCTTTGATAGCTTTGTTGAAAGAAGAAGGTTTGTGGGGCAAAAATTGTTACAACAAAGAATTACCAACTTCCTGTACAATTGACACATTGAGCGGTATATTGGAAGGAGATGGGGGATTGTCAAGCTCTACTCTTAATATGTGTAACGATAAATTAGTAAGACAAATCTATCATAAACTTCAATCTTATGGTATTTATTGTCATATTTCCCACAGACAAGACGGATATCCTTGTTTGAATTGGAGTGATGTTCAAAATAAATTAAGATTTAGGTTTAAATCTTCTACTCATATGAATTATTTGGGTAAAAGAGGTTTTCAAATTCCATCTAATCAATTTTTGAAAATACCAAAAGATAGGGTTGAAAATTATTGCAATTGGGAAAATTTGAATAAATCTTTGCGTCATACCAAAGCTATAAAAGCAGGAAATGTTTATAAAAATAACATTGAAGACCTTGTAAAACATTTGTTTTGGGGAAAGGTTTTGAATGTTAAAAATTATGGCGAAGAAGAAGTGTATGATTTGAAAGTAGAAAACAATCATAGTTTTGTGTGCGAAGGTTTGGTTGTTCATAACTGCTACCAAGAACAGATTATGAACATTTGCAATCAACTTGCTGACTTTGACTTAGTTACATGTGATAAAGTAAGAAAATCATTAGGTAAGAAAAAGTTAGATGTTTTACTTCCATTAAAAACTAAATTTATTGAAGGATATGTTGGTAAATTTGGAAGCAAAGGGGTAACAGAAAAGAATGCAGAAACTCTTTGGGAACAGATGGAGGAATTTGCTAAGTATTCGTTCAATAAGTGTTTGAGTTTCAGTACTTTAGTATATGTTGTTGGATTTGGAGAAATAACGGTTGAAAGATTGTTTCATGCTTTCAATAATCAAGAATGCAACTCTTTTATGGCAAAAAGTATGAAACAAAATGGTTCGTTGTATTTTTCCAAAATAAAAGACGTTAGGTATTCCGGCAACAGACCTGTATATGAAATTTCTCTTGTTGATGGGAAGAAGATAAGAACAACAGGAAACCATAAATTCCCTACAACAGAAGGGAAGGTATATGCAGAGTTTCTTATGGGAAAAACTTTGTTTGTTGCTAATGATAGCTCCAATGCGCAAATGGCAAATGTTATTTCTGTAAGATTTGTAGGCAATGAAGATGTGTATGACATTGAAATGGAAGATGAAAATCACAATTTTGTTGCAAATGGAATTGTAACCTGTAACAGTCATGCTGCTGCATACGCCATTAATGCTTACAATTCTTTATGGCTGAAAGTGCATTATCCTTTGGAATTTTGGTCGGTTGCTCTGTCCCGTGCAAGTGAAGATGACTTTCCTCAATACGTCAATGAAATGCAGCAGACAGAAGGGATCGAAATCAAACCTGTAAATATCAATAAGTCTGATATAAACATTGTGGCGGACAAAAAAGATAATAGTATCTATTGGGCGATCAATGCAACAAAGCAAGTAGGAGAAAAGGCACAGAATCAGATTATGGAAGAACGCTCCAAAAACGGGGAGTATTTTTCTTTGGCTGAATTTATTGATCGTCATACATTCAAAGGATCGGCAGTGAACAAATCCGTTATTGAAAATCTTATCTATTCCGGTGCGTTCGATACGATGGATGAAACAAGGGAATTTTCCAATATCTTTTCTGCAAGGGAGTTTATGCTTGGGAAATACCGGGAAAAGAACAAGATCAAAATTGACAAAGAAAAGGATGAATATTTTCTTGCCTTTGAAAAGAAAAAGATCGCAAAGGATTGGTGGTGGCTTTTACAACAAAAGAACAAGTCCGGTTTTGCTTTCTTCGACTACGAAGGATTGGTAAGGGAATACCTAAAACCAAAAGTTAGAAACGGGGTTTTCTACAATGTGGAAGATTTGCAAAACTATGACGGATCGACCTATGAAATGGTTATGGTAGGCGGTTATGTTTTGGAAGTGGAGGAAAGAGAAGGAAAGAAAGGACGGTTTGCCAACCTCTTGCTTGAAAGCAATTACAAATTCCTTCGTGTGGTTATTTTCCCTGACGATTACGAGGAGAACGCAGACTTCTTTATATCTTCAAAGAAAAGCATCCTTCTTCTAAGTGGAAAGGCTAACTTTGACAAGTTCAAAGAAGAGTATGTATTACAAGTAAACAGTAATAGTAAATTTATAAAACTTGGGGTATGATAGAAAAAGATGAAAAAAGAAATCATCCTATGGAAATGTTTAGAAGAAAGGATGGGAAAAGAAAGAGTAAGAGATATTAGTTTTTATGAAGACGTTTTTGATGGGATCATGTATGCAATGGAACAATATGCAAAATTAAAAGTGTCTGAAAAATGAAACTTGTAAGGAATATTGGAGATAAAGCAATAGTTTTGCTCTCCAATGATTTGAAAAACGAATTGGACATGGATGCGGTGACTTCCATAGACCATGCAAATTTGTATGGAGAAATCGCCACTTGTTCCGTCCTGCTGAATAAAGTAGGACTTCTTAGGGCACAAGCAGAATCAGAGTATGAATCTGCAAAAGTGGAATTTAATGTCTATAAAGCTCAACTTGCTACACAGATAAGACGTGAATCCATTGTAAACGGTGGAAAGGTTAAAGTGGAAGACATAGGACTTGTGAAACTCACGGAAAGTTCTTTGGACGATATTTTGACAATCAATCCAGAGCTACATGCCATGCAAAAGGATTTGGTCAAAAAGAAAAAGCATTTGGCAGAAATAGACAGTCTCTATTGGGCTTTGCAGTCAAAGGATAAGAAACTGACAGGACTTGTCCCGAAGGTGACACCGGAAGAGTTTCTGGGCAATCTGGTAGAAGGTGAAATTAACACATTTTTAATCATAAAAGAGAAATAACGATTTATTTATCAATCAATTAAATTAAAAAGAATTATGAAATTTGACAAATCGAAATTCAAGAAGCAATCAATTGAAGATGTAGAAGCAGAAGTAAAACAGGCTGAAAAGACAATGTACAAAGGTAGTAAGAGCTATACAGGCTTTGCTACTGTTCAGAAAGGAAAGAACGTATTTCGTGTCGTTCCAGCAATGGGAAAGGCTTATGTAGCTTGTAAGATGTCCAAATTGCGTGTAGAAGTTCCTACTTATGATGCGAACGGTAAGGTGACCGGCAAAGAGGTAAAAGACAAGAATGTTTTCTGCGCCGACATTCACGGAAAGAATCTTTTGAAAGGGAAAGACCCTATTGTCCTGTATTGCGACTATGTGAGAAAAAAGGCTTCCGAAGAATACCAGGACGATACAGAACGCAGAAAATTCCTTAACCCTATTATGGGGTACAAAAAAGGAAACAAGTTCGTATGGGGTATCAACCCGTCTTTGGCGTATGTTTGCTATGTGTACCAAGGAACAAAAGACTTTGCCCGTTTGCAATTGTACGGAACATGGATGAACCGCATAAAGGAAATTTCGGTTGAAATGTCGGACGATGAAACGGTTTCTTTCGATATTTTCTCTCAATTGGAAGGAGCATACCCGCTTGTGATCACAATGGGGGAAGATGATAAAGGAAAGAAAACCTACTCTTTGTCTGCCGGTATTCCGAAAAAAGGACAAACTTGGGATGAGTTCTTTGAAGAAACTGTTATTCCTGATGAAGATATGGAGTATTTCTTGAATGAAGTTCCTACGCTGGAAGAAATCTACAAGGATGTTTATTCACAGAAAGATTTCAATATGGCTCTTGACGGGTTGAAGCGTTTTGACGAAGAAAACGGATACGATATTTTTGCTGATGATGGCTTCCTTACTGAAATAGAGGAGATGGCTGCATTGATCCCGGAAGAGGGTAGCAAAGACGATGAGGGGGAAGATGAAGCTCCCAAAAAGACAAAATCCACTTCTAAGTCAAAGAAAGCGGAAGAACCGGAAAACGAAGATGAGGAAGAAGAAAAACCTGCTCCAAGAAAGAAAGCTCCGGCAAGTGCACCGGCAAAAGAAAAAGCAGCAAAAGTCGCTTCTTACCCTCCCCTTTCAAAGATGAAAAAGTTCTTGGAAGACTATATTGGAGAAGAGTACCCGGAAGCTGAATTGCCGGACGATCTGACAATAGCAGAGGCTCGTTCTTGGTATGATTTGGCACAAGCTGGAGAGGCACTTCCTTTCCCGGAAGAAGATGAAACTTCCACAGAAACGGCATCTGAACCGGAATCGGACGATGAACCGGAAAATGAGGAAGAACCCAAAGAAGAATCTCCTATTGACGAAGATGCTACGGACAAGGACAAAGAACTTCTAAAGGCTAAAGCAAGATTGCAAGAGCTGAAAGTCAGAATGAAAAAGAAATAATTTCTTCTTTTTTAGTTTTCATATTTTTCTAATTTGGTTTGGGGACTTGAAATACAGTCCCCTTCCTTTCTAACAAAACAACAAATGAGCAAAAAATATTTAGCTATAATCTCAACCGACCATCATCTGTCAGAGGGAAATGCTTCTACCATAAAAGATATTTTGCTGGAAGAAATGGAAATAGCCGACAAAAAGGGTATTAAAACTCATATCTGGCTGGGTGATGTTTTTGACAACAGGGTATCCCAAAGGGAGGTGTGCCTTTCTACGCTTCACGAAATATTGGAAGCGTATGACGAAAACGGACATCAAATAATTTGTATTCCCGGTAATCATGACAAAACATCCTATTCAAGTCAAAAGTCATTTCTTACAGCTTTCAAGCATCATCCTTCTTTTACTTTGGTGGAAGAATTGGACGGTATGCAGATAGAAGGGGTTTATTGCTTTTTCCTGCCATTTTTCACTGATGACATTTTACTTGACGAATTGGCAGAAATCGGGGACAAGAGAAAGAAGAACATCCTATTCGGGCACTTTGCCGTAACCGGTAGCAAGAACATGGACGGTACAGAAGTAAAAAGCGAACTAAAGCCTTCCATGTTCGAGATGTTTAAAAAAGTGTATTTGGGACACTATCATAATTACCAACGTGTAGGCAGTAACATTTACCATTTGGGAAGTGTTCAACAGAACAATTTTGGGGAAGATGAAAAGAAGGGTTTTTGGCTTCTGGATTCTGATTTGGAAGTCGATCTTATCCCTTCCACAAAAGGAACAGTATTCAAAAAACTGGAAATTGACTTAGAAGAAACACCACACAAGCAAGCGGTGGCACTTATTAACAAGTTCAAGAAAGAAAACCCTACCGCTCGTGTAAGGGTAAAGGTTTGGGGAGAACAATCTTCACTTGATGCTTTTGATAAAGATGCTTTTACAAAAGAAGGTGTGGACATCAAAAAGAAATTCAAGGAAATAGAAATAAAGGAAGTCCTTGCTCCTACCGTAGAGGTAAAGACTTTGGAGAAAAAGGATATAGAAGACAGATTTTCGTCTTTCTGCAAAGAAAACGGATATGATGAAAAAGAAGGAAAGGAAATTTTAAACAAACTGCTTTATGGCGAAGAAAAAGGAAACTAAAAAGATAGAAGAAGCTCTTGTTGTGACAGACGAACAACCTGTAGAAGAAAAGAAACCCAATCGTTTAGGTGATCTTATTTCAAGAATAGAAGATCGTTTTGGCAAGGATGCTGTGGCAGGGAAAAGGCAGGACATTGAATTTGTTCATTCCGGTTCTTACCTACTGGACGAAATACTTGGTGGAGGATGGGCAAAAGGTCGTGTTGTGGAAGCCTACGGAGGCTTTTCTTCCGGTAAGACAAGTATTGCTTTCCATTTGGCAACGGAAGTGCAGAAAACAGGAAAAGCGGTAGGATATCTTGACACGGAAAACGCTGTTGATCCAAAATACATGCAGGCGATAGGAATTGATTTGTCCCCCGACAAGTTTATCCTTTCCCAGCCTTCTACCGCAGAAGAAGTGCTTGAAATAGCAAAGGAAATGTGCAATGAAGAATCTATCGGACTTGTTGTGATCGATTCCATTGCCGGACTTGTTCCTACTGCTCTTTTGAATGGAGAGGCAGGGGACGCACATATAGGACTTACAGCTCGCCTTTTAAGTTCCCAAGTAAATATCCTAAAGAACATCTGTAAGCAGACCGGATGTATCCTTTTTTGCATCAATCAAATCCGGTCTAACATAGGCGGATACGGTGCTGCCACCACAACGCCGGGAGGTTTTGCCATTCCTTTTTATGCAAGTCAGAGGATCGAGCTTGCTCGTGTGGGTTCTGAAAAAGAAGGAGAAACACAAGTTTCCAACAAGGTGAAGATAACCTGTAAGAAAAACAAGGTTGCACCGCCTTTTAAAGCATGTCAAATCATTATCCGGTTCGGGGTAGGGATTGACAAGGTGATGGAAATTGTGAACATGGGACTTGATTTGGGTGTACTTTCCAAAAAGGGGACTTACATCTATTATGGTGAAGAAAAGATAGGGTTCGGTTTCCCGAAAACAAGAAAACGTCTTTTGGAAGATGCAAAGCTGTTTGGGAAAATCAAGAAGGATGTTCTTGATACGTTCAGAAAGAAAGAAACAACATTTGAAAACAAGGAAGAAGAAAATGAAGCCGATTAGAATTGAAGCAACAAATTTCGTGTCATTCGAACACTTTAAATACGAATTTCAAGATGGGGTAACTGCACTTGTAGGGTTAAATAAAACAGACGACAATCAAGGAAGTAATGGTAGCGGGAAAGCCTTAACAATGGATGCAGACATCCTTACTCCTAATGGGTTTGTAAAAATGAGAGAAATAAAGGTAGGAGATGTTATCCTTCATCCTTCCGGTGAGTATCAAGTAGTAAGAGCAATCCCTTTTCATGACATTGATGTTGCTTATAAGATTACGTTTTCTGACGGGACGGAAGTCAAATGCAACAGAAGTCATTTATGGAAAGTACGTTTGCATAAAGACGAAGACTGGCATGTGATCCCGCTTGAAGAAATCATGAAAAGATCGAAAAACGAAGAAGTCTTTTTTGAAGTGCCGGAATGTTTGGGTAAATCTTCCCGGAAGATGATCGCTTTTACTTGTTTGGGCGCGGAAGAACAACAGTGCATAACTGTTTCCGGTGAAGACGGCATGTTTGTTACAAACAACTACATTCCTACCCATAATTCATCCATGCAGCAAGCTGTCTATTTTGCCATTACCGGGAACAATTACCGAAGCAGTGTGGATAAAAAGCTCATTAGAAGGGGTGAGAAGGAAGCAAAAGTATTATTGGATATAGAGTGTCCAATAAGAAAAGAAACTCTCTCTATCGAGCGTATTTTGCCCTTAAAAGGAAGCAGTAAACTAAATGTGTCTTTGAACGGTAAACCGGTAGAACTTGCTACCGTAAAAGACGGGAACAACTATATCCTTTCTTGGATCGCCATTTCGCCGGAAGATTTAAAAAGCTATTTCCTTATCTGCAAGGAATACTACAAATCGTTCTTTAAAAGCTCCAATACAGATAAATTGGCTCTTATCAGCCGGTTTATCAATTACGACTTTTTGGATGGAGCAAAAGACATCATTCAAAAAGAACTGGACACTTTATCTTCTCAAAAACTTGCTATTCAAAGTAAAAGGGATCGTGCAGAAGGCAGTGTGGACGCACTAAAACAGGTAATAGAAGATGCTGCCAATTTTGACTTTGAAGCCGACAAACTATTTCGTATCGAAAAAAGAGAAGGTATGATAAAGTCTCTGAAAGAAGAAATTGATTCTTTCCGGTATGAAATTAGTCGTGCAGACAAAAGCATAAAAGAAAATAATTCCGCTTTGGAAGAGCTGGAAGACCTTTTGAAAGAGGAAGAAAAGAAGAAAGACTGCCTGCCTTCTACCAAAGAGATACAAGAGACAATCGAATCCGTTAAAAAGGAATTGGGAGAAGCAAAAGCAAATCAGAATGAAGTCTTGGAAATGAAAGAAGAGCTTTCAAAAATTCATGATGATTTAAAAGTGTCCCTTAGAAAAGTCCTTGTAAACTTATCCGGTGCAATTACTTGTCCAAAATGTAAGCACAAATTCCTTACATTGAAAGACACTACGCTGGAGCAGGAGGAAAAGAAGAAAGTGAAAATCGGAAAACAGGAGAAAGAAGTTGTTTCCGAGATGGAGACTTTGGACGAATCTTTGAAAGAATACGAAGACCTTATTTCTTCTTTCATCCAAATAAAAAACGAGCAAGAGGATGAAATAGACAAGATTCGTCAGTCGGCACAGGAAATCAATACATCTATTTACAAGATCAATGATGATATTGAAAGTATCAAAAGCACTATTTCTTCTTTGGAAAGGAAAAAGAAAATCTTGTCTGAAAAGATTGAATCCAACTTGATCGATATTAAAAACAATGAAAAGCAGATAAAGGAAATCAAGAAAGAAAAAGCTACGAAAGTGGATGTGTCTTCACAAGAGAAACAAATAGAAGATACTATGCTTTCGATTGCCGGATATGACAAAGAGCTTTCCGATTTGGATGCCCTTCTATTCAAGAAAAAAGAATGGATCGGTAGGTTTAAGTCTTTCAAAATGTACCTTGCATTGGAACAGTTGAAAAACATTCAATCGAGAGCGAACAATATCCTAAAAGCAGAAAACAGCGACCTTCGTATCTTGATAGAAGGGTTTAAGACAAAAGCGGACGGGGACATCAAAGAAGAAATAACACCGTATGTCGTCCGGGACGAAGCGGAAAACTTTTGGTACTACAGCGGTGGAGAACGCGCAAGGGTGGAAATAGCCCTTATCATTGCTATCCAGAATATGATAAACGAAACAAACAAATGGGGAGGACTGCAATTCCTATCCATTGATGAAATCACGGAAGGGCTGTCGAAAGAAAGCCTGTATGATGTGATCGAAGCGTTGGAGTTTATCCAATATCCTATTTTGGTTACCACCCATATTTCGAATGAAAACGCTTCATGCAAAACGCTTAAAATAGTAAAGGAGAACGGCGTAAGCCGTATTGAACAATGAGTAAGGAAACAGAATTGAAATTTTATATTGGAATAGATAATGGTGTGACCGGCTCGATTGGAATAGTAGGGAAAGATCTTACCTACTACAACATGGTAAAAACACCTGTTATTTCCGGTCAGGATTACACAAAAGCAAAGAAAAACATCTCTCGTGTGGATGTAAAAGTATTGGCAGAAATTATTGCAGATTTACAGGAACACGCACCATGCGTTGCGATCGTTGAACGTCCCATGAAGAATCCTGCGCGCTTTGAGGCAACTTGTTCTGCTATGCGTGCACTGGAAGCGGAATTGACTGTATTGGAACTTTATCAAGTGCCGTACATTTTTGTGGATTCCAAGGAATGGCAAAGGGCACTACTGCCAAAGGGGATTACAGGCGCACCGGAGCTTAAAAAGGCTTCTTTGGATATAGGGAAAAGGTTGTTCCCGGAAGTGCTTCTAAAACACCCGGACAGGGATGGTATTCTGATTGCCGAATATGCAAGACGGAAAGGTCTGATTTAGAAATCTGACAATTTCAAGACAAAAATGTACAAAAATGCTTGGTGATGTAATAATATACTGTTACATTTGCGTCCGTTATAAGTAACAAACAAAATAATTTCGACTATGGCAAACGGTAAGTATTTGAATATTTTTGTCTTGTCTTTCTTAGACAGACTGGAAAGTATCGAACATGATCTTTCCTACCTCAAAAGCAATGTAAATGATCCTTCAAGACTGGAAGAAGTGGAAAAGCAACTTTCTCTTTTGAAGGACAAAATCAAACAGATTCAAAATGATAAGAATTTATTGTGATAATGAAAACTGCGAAAGGTTTGGGATAAAATCTCCCATGACAAATGCAAAGTTCGTCTTTCGGTACAATAAACTTGTCCCTTCAAATCTTCCCAAATGTCCGGTATGTGGCATTCAAGTTTCCTATGAAGAAGAAAAGAACGAAACAGTTCCCGATATTTCCATAGGAGAATTTAAAATGATGTCCACCGAGAACAAAGCGAAGATGTTAAAGAAAAGGGCAAACGACTTTTCAAAGAAAGACGGAAGTGAGGATAGAAAACGCTTCTATCAAGAGAAAACAATTAAGAACGTGTTGAACATAAAATAAATATCAACCATGGAACGTAATTCTTATATAGCTATCAGTCATATGCAACGAATAGGAAAGAAGCCTGTTCTTGCTATTATGTCGGCAGACGGAAAGATGGAAAGAGCCATCCTTTTAGACAACTTCAACGGGAAGACAAGGGACTTTTACCAAAACGAAGCAATTGGAAGGGACATTACAGATATTATTCTAAAAGCCAACCTTTCCAATTATTCGGAAGGAACAATAAGGGGATGGGTAAAAGAATGTGATTCCGTCTCTATCAGTTTCGGACATGAGAACTTCGTGATTTACAAAAGCGTATTAAAACCGCATGAACTCGAAGAATAACTGTATCCTAAACAGATTGAGAGATAAGACAATAGAACTTCCCGGAATAGAAGAAGCCACAATCAAAAGTGTGAGGGTGGCAAGGGATTTTAGAAACATTGAGCTGGATGTTATTCGAAATGGAAAACTGAAATCCCTAAGGATAGGAATAACAGGATTTTTGAAATCGGCAATCATAAAAGAAAGTATATGATGAAAAGAAATTCGGTAATTGCTTTTTGTTTGTTATTTTGTTGTTTTATTGGTTTGGGTGGGTGCAAATCCCGCCCTTCCCAAAAGACAAATTATAACTTCACATTAAAAGATTCCCTATTCTGGGAAAGAGAACTGACAGACACGCTTGTAAAGATTCCCTATTCAATTGTAAACCTCACTATCAATCCTCAAAAAATGGAAGATGGGGAAAAGAGGGAAACAAGCAAGGGACAAGCAAATGTGATTGTTCAGAAAGTAGGTGACACCATTATTGTAACAGCTTCTTGCGATAGTCTGGAATTGGTTGTAAAAAGCCTCAAAGAAAGACTGTCCAAGATAAGTGAAGAAAACGGAAACTTGAAAGAAGAGGTAAAAGCAGCTCCCAACAGATTACTTTCTTTTTTAGGAGGAATGGGAATAGGTGCTTTTACGATTCTGATTGCATTGTTTGTATTATTAAAAGTAACGAAAAGAATTTGAGATTATGGCTAAACTATTAGTAGCGGACAAAGAAATGATTAGAAATCAATTTGTCCAAAAAGTAGAAAAGAAATTAAGTGATTATTTGGAGGGAATTGGAACACAATTGCAAGACAACTTCCCGGAAGCCTATAAGATTTTGATAGAAATCAAGGGCAAGCAAAAAGAAGAAAACAAGTGTGATTCTGTAGAGAATACCAGAGCATTCCTTTTATCCTTAGACAAATAAAAATCATGACAAAGAAGCAAAAAGAACTGGAAGGCAAAATCATAGAAGCCAACCAAAAATACAGAGAAGGTGCTCCTATTATGAGCGATAAGGAGTATGATCTTTTGATTGATCAATTGAAAAAGGAATATCCTGATAGCGAAATCCTGACAAAGCCTATCATTGAAGAAAACAAAAAGGGTGACCGGATGGAAAAGTTGCCGTATCCTATGTTTTCTTTGGAAAAGGTAAAAACAATCAGTGAGATTAGAAGATGGGTTAAAGATGTATGGGAACTTCACCCAAATGACAAAATTGTCATTACACCTAAATATGACGGCATTTCCCTTTTGGTGGACGAATCGACAAATGAATGCTGGACAAGAGGTGACGGAGTAGAAGGACAAAGAAGTGACCGGCATTACGAATATGTCAATCATGGCAACCCTATGGGAAAGAAATCTTGCTTTACTTTTGGTGAAGCCATTATTCCTGTCGGTATGTTTTTGAAAAACGTAAAACCTCTTGGTTACAAAAGTGCAAGAAATTCTGTGGCAGGAGCTTTCAATGCAGACGAAATGAATCCGCAGGTTTTAGCGAACACCGCTTATATCCGATACGGTATCATGGACTTGGATAGGGACAAATCTTTGCAACTTGCAGAGCTTTACAATACCTATGAACCGTATGCTACGCAGTATTGGGTGACTTCTGCTTCTATTTTCGATGACGAAAAATCCGCTTTTGATTACTTGAATGAACTGTTTGAGCTTACCAAAAATTTCAAATGTGACGGTCTTGTAATTGAAGTGGATAACAAGAATATTCGTAATGCTTTGGGTAGACTTCCTAATGGAAATCCGCGTTATGCTATTGCTTACAAAAACCCGGATTGGCAGGAAAGATACACAACCAAAGTTATTTCTATCGAATGGGGTATTTCAAAAGATGGGAAAAGCAAGCCTGTAATCGTTTTTGAACCGGTTGAGTTTGATGGTGCTACGGTTACACGCTGTACCGGTTACAATGCAAAATACATTACTGATAACCATATTTGCCCTAATGCTTATATAGTGGTCACAAGAAGTGGAGATGTTATCCCCAAACACTTGGAAACGTTAAAATACAGTATTGAGTGCTTTGAGGGGATGTGTGATAGCATGATGTTCTGTCCTTCTTGCGGAGAGCCTTTGAAATGGGATACAACCCTAACCGACCTTGTTTGTGTAAATTCTAATTGTGATGAAAAAGCGATAAAACAACTTGTCTATTTCTTTGCTACATTGGGCACAGAAGAAATGCAGGAAGCAACTGTAAGAAAACTCTATAAAGGTGGACTTTTCTCTATCGAGGACATCATAAACGTAACAAAAGAGGAACTTGAAAAGATCGAAGGAATAGGTAAAAGCCTTTCCAAAAAACTGCGAAAGCAATTTGATTCCTATGTAGACGATGGAGTTCCTTTTGCAAGAATTCTGACTGCTTACAATGTGTTCGGTGGTGTAATAGGAGAAAAGACTTGCCAGATGATTTTCAACAGCCTCACCAAAGACCAGATAGACTATATGTTCGAAAACGAGGAAGTTCCTATGAAAGACTTGCTTTCTATTGATGGTATTGCCGAGACTACTGCAAAGGCTTTCAATGACGGACTAAAGACATTCTTTGATCTTTGCAGTGGTACACCTGTTTCTATTTCTTTTATCCAAGAAGAAACGGTGGAAAACGACAATCCCGAATCAGTTTGCTTTACAGGGTTCAGAAACAAACAGTGGGAAGAACGTCTTGTAAAAGAAGGCCACAAAATTGTTTCCGGTGTATCTAAAAATACAACAATACTTGTAACGAAAGACAAAGAAAGTTCTTCATCCAAAGTAAAGAAAGCAAAAGAGCTTTCCATTCCTATTCTTACACCGGAAGAGTTTGAAACAAAAATGAGATGGAAAGAGAAATAGAAGATTGGATCAATGGCTTTGAAAGTGACGAAGATTTTGATCTGAACGATGATGATCAGTTTGAGTAAACATATTTTAAAACAATAAGTTATGGAAGAAAAAGAAATTGTAAGAAAATCAGTCCCTATTCCTAAAAAATGGTTGAAGGAGCTTCTTGATTTTTTAGGAATAGAAGAAGATCGTTATCTTGCTTGGATACTGTTTCCTCACGAATGTAACGATGTATTAGGATTTCTCTTTAGTGAAGATCGAGCAAAAGAAATGGTAAGAGAAATCTATCATCCTACCGAAAAAGAACTAAAACAAGAGGATGAATGGGAAAAGGAATTGATAGAAGAAGTAGGTTATTCAAAAATGGATTTTTGGAAAGAGGCGATGACGATGTATCCGTTGCATCAGTTTGCATATTGGAAGAACGCTCTCGACCCTTTGAAACTTGGCAAAATGATGGCTAATTTGCATAAAATTTCGAAAGAATTGGATAAGCCGTTGGATTCCCCAGAAGTTTTATTGGAATACCAAAAACATTTTGAAGGTATTGAAGATAACGTGGCAATTGCATTCTATCACCCTATTTATTTTCCGGTAGATTCAATATACGGTTCTACCGATCCCGTTATTTTACCTGACAATTTTGAAGTGACAAAAGAAGAGAAGAAAGAAGAAGAAAAGAATGAATAAGATTTACAAGGAGATAGCCTTCAACTTCACCAAAGCATTGAACAAATTGGAATTAAGGACAAGTGCCAGAAGTTTCATCTCTATGCGTAAGACAGAGAAGATTATCTCCTTACTTTTTGAGATCATATTTGATAAACTGGAAAGAGACGGAAAAGTAAACATAAGAGGATTTTGCATTATCAAGAAAATCAAATGTAAAGAAGGAAAGCATTATTTTGAATTTATAGACAATAGAAAGAAATGACATGTACTACTATAGAGAAAAGGACTATTGGTATTTTGGTGCTTTGGAAAAATCAGTTTACAAGAACCTTAAACTGATTTCCTCTTTTAAACGCAATGCTACCAATAAGGAAATATACATAAAATCTGATCCAGCAAAAGATTTCCTTTTAAAAGAGTTTATTTCCGACAACGAAATAGAAGAGGCTGATCCTCTTTCTATGGTTCGTGACGGTTGCAAAGCCGAAATAAAGCCTTACAAGGAACTTTTATCCCGAAAGGATATAGAACTATTGATAGACAATCTTCCTCTTTTAAAAAAGCCGAGAAGCTATCAAATGGACTATCTTTATTACGCTATCAATCACGGAAACCATGTAAATGGCTCTTCAGTGGGGACAGGCAAAAGTCTATGTTCTGTTCTCTATGCTGAAATGCTTGATCTTTTCCCTTGTATGGTGGTATGTCCGGCTTCTGTGAAATCCGGTTGGTTGAGAGAGTGGAAAGAAACAAATCCCAATAGACGGGTATCTGTCATTTCCACTACTTCACCGGCAGAAGATTTTGATGCCGATGTTCTTGTGATCAATTACGACATTCTGGGGAGAAGAACGGAAAAGAACGGCAAGACCTCTATAGAAATAAGGCTGGACGGGATGAAGAAAAAGACATTCTCCCTTGTCATAGCCGATGAAATCCATTTTCTGAAAAACAGGAAATCCATACGGAGCAAGACATTCAAGAAGTTGACGGGAAAATCCTCTGCCATCATAGGGTTAACCGGTACGCTTATCATGAACCGTCCGTCAGAACTGTTGAACATACTTGCACTTATAGGAAGATTGAAAGAGATTGCGCCGGATGATCCTTACCATCACTATTTCTTTGAAAGATATTGCAACATGAAAGAAACTTTTTTTGGAATGGATGTGACAGGTGCATCCAATATCAAGGAACTGAACGACCTTCTCATCAAATGTTGCTATTTCCATGTAAGTAAACGGGATGCTTTAAAAGAGCTTCCGCCTGTAACCGAAAACATGGTGGAATGTGAGATAACCAACAAGAAGGCTTATAAGGCTGCGGAAGAAGACTTGCTGGAATTTATCTTCAATCATTTCAAGGATGAAGAAAAGGTGGAAAAAGCTGCAAGAGCGGAGTTTCTGGTAAAGATGAATCTTCTAAAACAGCTTTCTTTGGAAGGAAAGGTGAAAGCAATTAAAAAATGGATAGAAGAATGGTTAGAAGCAAACGAAGATGACAAATTACTCGTATTCGGTTCTCATTCCACTATTTTGAAAGACATTCAGAAACTTTTCAAAAACAGCCTGCTTGTCATAGGTGAGACGACCGGAAAGAAAAGGGAAAAGGTATTGTCTGACTTTTCTTTCGATCCTTCCAAAAGACTTTTGTTTGCCAATATGGGATGTCTGGGTACAGGGGTGGATGGACTTCAAAAGGTTTGCTCAAACATGGCTATTTTGGAATTGCCACCTCGTCCAAGCGATCTTGTACAGGTAATAGGAAGATTGGAAAGGAGCGGACAGGAAAATCCGGTCACAATCCAATACTTGCTTTCATCTTCTACCATAGACAAGGATTTATGGGAAATGTTGAAAAACAAGAAATCGGTAACCGATATGTTGAATAAGGGCTTTGAGGACGATTCAAGTCTGATGATTTTAAAAAGTTATGGCGAAAAAGCAAAGAAAAGGAAAGGTTCTTGAAGTTTGGACAGACGGCAGTTGCTATGCAAAACATCCTAAAAGGCTGGGTGGGTCTGCCGTTTACATCAAATGGAAAGACAAGGAATATCACATAAGAAAAGGGTTTTCTCATACCACCATAGGCAGAAGGGAAACGGAAGCCGTTCTAATGGCTTTAAAGGCTATTAAAAAGGATTTAAGGGCAACCGTTACCTTCTATATAGACAGCCAATACGTAGCTGATCAATTAAAATACAGATTCGTAGATTGGGTGAAAGAAGACTTGCGTGTAGAGAATCAGGACTTGTGGGACAAAATCTTCATGGAAGTCTTGAAACACGCAAAACTAAGAATAAAGGTCAAATGGATTCCGGGACATAAGAAAGATTACAATGATCCTATTGTTTGTGGAAATTTCATTGCCGACTATTTAGCGGATTACAAAAAATTCAGTAAATATGAAAAAGATCGTCGTGTATAATAAGCTGATCCCTTTCAAGGGATATGTAGCAATGGCCGTTTTTCCTTTTATTTTTGCAAGGAAAGAATATAAACCATTGGCAGAAAGAATAATAAACCATGAATCAATTCATCTAAAACAGCAAATAGAGCTTCTTGTCCTACCTTTCTTTTTGTGGTATGGGATAGAATGGGTTGTAAGATTAATTCAATACAAGAGTTTTAAAGAGGCTTACAGAAACATTTCTTTTGAAAGGGAAGCGTACGATAACGAATGGGACGAAGAATATTTGGATGGCATAAGAGAGCCGTTTGAGTTCCTACACTATCTAAGAAAAGAAGACTAACAGCAATAAAAGCAAACGAAAAGAATTATGGAATGGAGCAAGTATCAATTGGCTATTTTCGATGCTTACGAGAATACCAATAAAAACATAGTGGTAGAAGCAACTGCGGGGTGTTTGGGTAAGGACACTCCCATATTAATGTACGATGGCTCTATCAAACCTGTCCAGGATATAAGAGTAGGTGATAAGGTGATGGGTGTAGATTCAACACCAAGAAACGTTTTATCGGTATCAACAGGTATTGATAAGCTATATAAAATAAAACCAGTTAAAGGTGATAGTTGGATTTGTAATAGTCAGCATTTATTGACTGTTTATGATCAAAATATAGCAAGAAACAATAAGGTAAAAAAAGAAGAAAATCAATTAAATCCTTTGGTAGACTATCCTATATCTAAAATCTTGAAGAGACCTGTTGAAAAAACAACAGGAGCAAAGATGAAACTTCAATTACAAAGGACTGGAGTTGATTTCCCTGAACAGGAATTGCCACTTGATCCTTACTTTGTAGGATTGTGGATAGCAGAAGGAAGCAAAAATAAAAATGATGTTTCTAATTTTTCTATAAATGAAAATGATACAGTATTAATAAACTATCTTGAAAATTTTAAATTTGAAGGAGAAAAGGTATCTGTACATAAAAGAAAAGAAAGAGGCTGCTATGGCATAAACGTGAAATTGAGAAAAGGTAGAATAAATCCTATTAGAGCAATATTAAAAAATTTTGCCAAAGAAAAGGGGCGTTTGAATATACCAAAAGAATATTTTATAAATTCACAGGAAAACAGGCTAAATCTTATTGCCGGCATATTAGATGGAGACGGACACCTTGATAACAATAATTGCTATCAATTAATTACTAAATACAAAGAAATATCTGATTTGGTAGTATTTCTTTGTAGAAGTCTTGGTTTAGCAGCGTATTGTTGTAAAAAGATTGGAAGAATAAAATCTTTAAACTTTGAGGGGGAATATTATAGCATTAGTATTAGTGGCAATACAAATATTATCCCAGTAAAGGTGGAGAGAAAAAAAGCAAAAGAAAGAAAACAAATAAAAACAGTTTTAAGGACAGGATTTTGGATAGAAGAAATAGGCGTAGGAAAATGGTATGGATTTAAAGTTGACAAAGATGAAAGATTTCTATTAGGAGATTTTACTATCACTCATAATTCAGGTAAAACACATACACTCAAAGAGCTATGCAATCGGACAAAAGAAGGTACAAGTTGTTTGTTTATGGCTTTTAACAAAAGTATTGCAGAAGAGCTAAAAACAAAACTACCTACTACAGTAGAGTGCAACACTTTTCATTCAATGGGACTTCGTACATTAATGAAAAATTTTCGATTCCGAATGCAGCTTGAAGAAAACAAATGCTTTTCTCTTTGTATGGAATTATTTGATTTTAGGAAGAAGGAATACAAAGAGAAAATGCGATATTATTTTGCCTTACAAGAATTGTGGGAAAAGATTAGGCTGTCGCTTTGTGAAATCAACGAAAGAAATGTCTCTGCGCTTTGTATTGAATATGATTTGGATTATGAAAATTCAATGATAAATGATCTGAATAAAATCAATGAAAGATGGAGAAAGGATTGTGCCAAAATACAAGACAACAAATCTTTCAAAATGGACTTTCCAGACATGCTATGGATTCCATATAATTTTGTGGATGAAATGAACTTTCCTAAGTATCAAGTTGTTATGGCAGATGAAGGACAGGATTTATTCACACTTCAAAAGGAAATTTTACAAAGATATATCAAACCAAGAGGAAGGTTTGTTGCTGTAGGGGATTCAAAACAACTTATTTATAATTTCATGGGTTCCGATTTGGATGTATTCAATTCTATAAAAGGAATGCCGAATACAATTTGCCTCCCACTTTCTGTTACTTACAGATGTGCAAAGAAAATTGTCGAAGTAGCGAATGAAGTGTTTCCCGGTACAGAATGTGTTCCCACAGCAAAAGAAGGTGTTGTAAGAAGTGGTGACATCTTTGAAGCCGAAAGCGGGGATTTTGTTCTTTGTAGGAACAACTTTCCTTTAGTTGTCACTTTTATTATGCTATTAGAAAAAGGAAAGAAAGCATCCATCATGGGACGGGATTTTGGAGAAAGTCTTTGCCGGCTTTTAGATGGACAGGAACGCTTGGACGACCTATACCTCCTATTAGACGATAAAGTCTCTAAATTAAAAGGAAAAGGTCTGTCTGAAATCGCTATTACCAACAACGCTTCTTATGTGGCATTGAAAGAAAAAGTTTCTATCATTGAAATTCTATACAAGCGTTTCCCTGGTTCTTTTTTAGCTTTGAAACAAAAGATCAAAAACATTTTCTCTGACGATAAAACCGGCATCATTCTTTCTACCATACACAAAAGCAAAGGGTTGGAAGCAAAACGGGTTTTCTTTTTAAATCCTGAATTAATTCCTTCCAAGTTTGCAAAAACACCTAAAGCCTTGTATGCAGAGGATTGTTTGAAGTTCGTTGCTATTACAAGGGCAAAGGAAGAACTGGTTTATTGCCATATAAATACAGAAGAATCGCCTTTATAAGTAACAAACAAAAGAAAGAAAAACTGACAATTTTACGTATTTTAACTATAAAAGAGCGATTATGTAACAGTATAATGTTACATTTGCAACATCAAAAACTAAGAAGATGAAAAAGAATAAATTTTATATCATTGTTCCTCATGAAAATGGGAAAATTTCGCTTTTCAATGCAAACAAAATAGAAGGACTGGAATCCTATTTACCTTCTATGGAAGCTGTAAAGACAAACATCGAGCTTCAAATGGCAAAATGGAGAAAGGATCATTCCTACAAACCGCAACCATTAATGTTAGGAGTTCCTTTGGATATATTTTTGAAAGCGAAAGCCATTACAAAAGGCAAATGGAATGAGATACCTTTGAACCAAGGCTGCAATGGCGTACCATCTGTTCTTCTTATCCCTAACAAAAAGGAAGATGGGGAAGAATGACGGAATCACAAAAGATGTCCTTGTTGCTTTAGACAGTGACGCAAGAGCCATGAGATGTGATGAGATATATGAAACTGGGCATCTCACTCTTGCAGTCACATTAAAAAATCATTCAGAATTTGGGAGGGAGCTTGCAGAGTGTATCAAAGACGGTTACAACCATGTAATGAATTTTACTTTGAATACCGGGGACAGTTTCAAAGCAACAGCAGGACTTCTTGTAATGGATATGTGGGGAAACTGGATGTCTTTGTTGTCGGCAGAAGGGATACCGCTTTTCTCCTATGATTTTTCCGCATGGAGAAAGAAAGCCAAAAAGTTTCTGTACATAGAAAAAGCATCTTTCCTTCCCGACCCGGAAATAACCTACAATTTTAAGATGGAATCACCGTCTAAGAATTTCGTTATTATCCCAAGGGGTAGTGAGGGGTGCGATTTTACAAAAGGAATTATTTTACAATCATTAATCTAAAGCATCATGTATTTCGAATCAACTATAAATTACTGGACAGACAATCCGGACGGTTTTAAACCTCCAAGAATACCTATTAAAAGAACTATTCTTGTTAGGGCTTACACCTATACGGAAGTAGAAGCGATCACTACTGATTGGGGAGCGAAAGAAACAAATGAAGACTTTAGGATTTCTCCTATCAAGGAAACAGATATTATTTCTGTAGTAGGGAATGGAGAGAAGTTTTTCAAAGTCGTTTCCTATTACCCGGAGACAACTCCTAAAGGAAAAGTAAAAATGCAGAAAGTTGTTTTGATGGCTCGGTCTGATTCCGACACGGAAGCCATAGAAAGAACAAAACTGTATTTTGATTTTCTGTCAGATATTAATGATCTGGTCATTAAATCTGTTACCCTTACAGAAATAGAAACATATATAGAGATAGATTGATATTATGAATGTACTTAGTTTGTTTGACGGAATGTCCTGCGGACAGATAGCGTTAAAAGAATTGAGAATTGAACCCGACATATACTATGCAAGCGAGATAGACAAGTTTGCAATAAAACAAACCCAGCTTAACTTTCCTGATACAATCCAATTAGGAGATGTAAGGAATATAAAGGTAGCTGATTTAGAGAAAATAGATTTGATTTTAGGTGGAAGTCCTTGCTACAATTTATCTATGATTGGTAAAAGAGAAGGTCTTTCTACAAAAGAAAACATTGAAGTCCTTTCTTTGGAGCAATATCTTGACCTAAAAAGCAAAGAAGTTGAGTTTACAGGTCAATCTTATCTGTTTTGGGAATTTGTTCGTATTTTGGAAGAAGCAAAGAAGATAAACCCAAATGTCCTGTTCCTGTTGGAAAATGTGGAAATGGGTAAAAGATGGGAGTCAGTATTCGATAAGGCTTTAAATACAAAAGGCGTTCACATAAACTCTGCGTTGGTCTCTGCGCAAAATAGGAAACGTATCTATTGGACAAATATAAACGATGGCAGTATTCCTTTGCCAAAAGACAGAGGTCTTGTCCTAAAGGATGTAATGGAAGAAGTTTTGGAAGACAATCGCTTTCTTTCAGAAAAGGCATTGGCAGGACTGCAACGACATCTTGAAAGAAATAAATCCAATGGAAACGGTTTTGGTATAGATTGCAGGACAGAAAACCAAAAATCCCAAACATTACGTCTTGGTGGTGCTGGCGTGTATGATCTTGTTTATCAAAAAGACAGAATAAGAATGCTTACTCCTGTTGAACGTGCAAGATTGCAAACAATACCGGAATGGTATAAATGGGAATGCAGCGCAACACAACAACGCAGGATGCTTGGAAACGGCTGGACAGTAGATGTAATCGTACATATTTTAAGTCATATGAAACTAAATGAAATAGAATAATTTATATATTTTCCATAAATAGTTAAGATTCATTTTGGGAAAGCCGGTCTGTGAAGATACGCTTTCCTGTTTTTCACAAGTACAATTCAAAAACAACAAGATATGAGCAGAAAGAAAGAAACAGAGCTTCAAAAGCTTATTAGACATATTAATTCCATGGATCGTCCGTTTGAATTTTACGATATATCGAGATGCAATTTATTCTTTAACGGTACACTTAGGAAAACTATTACTTATCTTTACAGAGCAGGATTCATAGAACGGATTGAAAGAGGACGTTACAAACGTCTTAAAACAATCCCGGAGAACATGACTACTGTAGAGTTAGAAAAAATGGCTTACAAGCGATAAAAACATGGAATTTTCAACAATTTGTATTATAATTCTGGGGATAATAGCAGTTTTCCTATTGGGGATTGTATTTATCCTATGGCTAAGAGTTAAGAACTTGAAAAACTATTGCATGGCAATAGATTCAAGGATCGATTCCGTAAGGCTTAATTATCTCATAGGACTTAGAAACCTCTTGATCCAACAAGAAAGGTTTGAAGATGTAGAATACATAGACGAACTGATCAAAGATGAATATCCCGGTGTAAACCTAAAGGAAGTGACGATAGACGATATGATTAATTTGCTATAAACTTTTTAAAAATCAATTAATTATGGAGATTAAAGTAGATAGAAAATGGAAAAAAGAAAAATATACAATAGGGAGATTGTATATTAATGGTGAATTTATTTGTAACACCATTGAAGACACCGACAGAGGATTGACACAAAGTATGTCGGAAGAAGAAATAAAATCTAAAAAAATATATGGAAAGACAGCTATTCCTTCCGGCAGATATAAAATTCTTATGAATGCGGTCTCCCCTAAATTCAGCCAAAAGGAATTTTATATGAATGTATGTAAAGGGAAAGTTCCAAGACTGGAAGGAATAAAAGGCTTTTCTGGCGTTTTGATTCATTCTGCCGCCACAGCAGACAATGTAGAAGGATGTATAGGGGTAGGATTTAACACAGAAATAGGGAGACTTACTTCTATCAAAGAAGCGTTTGAAAAAGTATATTCTAAACTTTCTTCTTCAAAAGAAGACATCTGGATTACAATTGAGTAAGAAATATATACCTGTATAATTGTTTATAGTTAATCGAGTTGCAAACCTATCAAAAGAAAGGGGGTGAAAACATGAAATAACAAAATCTATTCTAAATTCCTCTATATAAATAAATCTAAGTTTTTAATAAAGGAGGATGCCGAAAATCCTTAACAGAGTAGGCGCATTAACAATCTCGTTGTTAGTAAATTACGTTAATTAAGAAAGGGTTTTGAACACAATCTGTAAAAATCGGTTCTTAGCCCTTTCGTCTTTTAAAAACTAATAGTATGCCTTACGAAAAGAAGAATGTTGAAACTCCCAAAAAGAAACCTGTAATCATCCCGGTAAAGAATGCTGTTCCTGTTTGGAATAGTGCAAAAGTAATCAATCTCCCTATCAATTCCAAACATATAGAATATCATGGGGAAATGTACTTAGGTTAAGAATAAGCCCGGAAAATAGTTTTTGTATTGGGTATGATCGACCGGTCATATTTTGCTTTCAATCTGAACAAGATTTCCCTTTGAAGGGCTGATTCTTGGTTTTTCAGTTTCAATACTGTTCCCCGGTAGTCCGATACAATCCATTTTCCGTCTTTCTTTTCCAAAAGAGACAAACGCGATCTTATATCCCCATTTACAAACACTTTTATAGATGGGGATATTTTTATTTTCGCGTCCTTTACATTTACCAGATACTTTTTCAGTTCCGGCAGCATTCTTTTTCTTCCGTCACTGCCCGCATCACCTTCCAGATACTTTATAAACTTTTCTACTCCTTTTATCTTCCGGTCTATATTTTCTTCCTTTTCTTCCGACAGAGCTATTTTCAAATTCCTTCTTGTAATAGGTTTTATGATCGTACTTCCCCACAGGAACCCGTTGGAAGGACAAAGCTCGTTAAACCTTTCCACTCTTTTTATATAGAGGTTTATCTTTCTTTCCTTGTTCGTCATAGCTCCCTTTCCCTATTTAAGTCGTAAAGTTTTTAATCTGTCCTTTACAGAGGCTTTTCTTTCATCATCTATATAAGTAGCCTCCTGCACTTCATAAGGCGTCATTTCGTCTAAGAACTTCTTGTTTTGCTTTTCCAGTTCTTCCCAATTGGCTGCACGGATCAGATCGCCCGGAAGCATAATCTTTTCCCTACCCAGAATAGTTTTATTGAAACCATTGAAGTCCTTGTAGTAGCTTGTTGCAAGCTGATGTACCAATACAGTAGGGTCAAGACCTGATTTTGCAGCGACGAGACCTATTATAATAGAATTGATGGGAAGTGTACGGAACACACGAGAAACGTTTTCCTGCCCGTGCAAAGTAGCGACAATGTCTATTTTCCCGTCTACAGTCAGCTTTAGTTCATTGCCTTTTACTTCTTTCCGGGCTTGTTCGAGCATGTTTCTTATTTCCCGCTCGAATATCAATGCCTTTTCTTCCTTTTCTTCTGCAAGGTATTTTTGATACCGGTGCTGTAGGTCTATTATGATAGTGTTTATGATCTGTAGCCTACCGGCTTCCGTTGCCACCTTATATTGATTGGATGAAGCAAGAAATACGGCACGTTTGCTTTCGATTTCCGCTTTCTTTTTGGCGAAGATGGCTTGCAGTTCCTTTTGGGTAAGTTTTATCTTCTTTTCTTCCTTTAGGATTTTCTGGACATCATCAACGCCGTTCATCTCCCCAAACAGTTTCACGATATAGGACATGATCTCCGGCGTGACGGAAGAAAGCATTTCTTTTCGGTAAATGTCGTTGAATACCTCTTTGCACCTCTTTATTTCTTCTATGAGAGGTATAACATACATTTCTTTATGTCGTTGTGCTTTCTTTACGTCCGATTCCTTTCCACCGTGACGAAGGATAAAACCCTTTGCAGAATAGCTTTTTAAGTCGGCCGTGATCTCCTCCCCGTCCTTACCTTCAAAGACAAAGAAACGGTAAGACGATTCAGATAGTGCCCTTTCTGCCGTTTCCAAAGCGACAAAAGCGTTTTTTAGCTCACTGGAAGCGGTCTGGATCACTTCTGGAGCTTGTTCTATTATTTCCACAAAGTCCTTTTGGGAAATAGCCGGTAAATCTTTATTAGTAAGTTGTTTCCCCTTCTGCATTGTTCAATTCTTCGATTTGAGATTTGGAAAGCTGTGCACTATTATATTCAAAACATTCTGATTTGTCCACATAAGGACATTCGATTTTGTATCTACAGTTATCGCAAACTATAGAAGGTTTGTCTACAGACTTTTGTAACTTCATTTTGACAAAAATTTAATGGTTGTTTTTATTATGTGACAAAACTACACTAAAGAAAGGACAAAAACAAAAGTCCTTACCTATACATCGCGTACCGGTAAGGACGGCAAATAATAACATAAACTAATTAAACTACTAAATACCAATTGAATAACTAAACTAATAATATAACAAACATAAAATTTTCTACACATAGCAAAGATATACAAATCTTTTTCTTTGGAAAGGCTAAACACTTTCAAAATATGCAACCTCTTTAAGCTGATACATTTTCAGTCTTTCTCCGTTTTCTATTTTGTAGCCGACATATACCAATTTATAAAGGAACTGATAAAAGTTGCCCGGCAAAAATTTCTTTTTGTTTTTCTTTAGGATATTCTTCACAAAATATCCTTTACAGAAAAAACCTTGTAACTTTTTTGAATCATTCAATAGAAGCACATTCACAATATCTACAGATTTGTTCAAATAGAAGCACGGCACGCCGGCATTGTATTTCCATGTTACAAACTTAACATTGTCTTTTGTGTAATACTTCATTCTATTCTTTCCTTTTTCTTTCCTTATCTGCCTTTTAGAGACAAACAAGGAAAGAAATTTATTTAACCTGATCATAGTGTTACATGTTTTCGTTTATCTTTTGTAATACACTTTGCAGCACACTATCACCGTTGAAAGTTGCTTCTACTACAGTGTCTATACTTCCATTATCATAAGTAAACACTATTTTCCCGGTTTTATCATATAGCTTTATATCCTGTATAACTTTTAACTCTTTTGGGCTATCCTGTTTTACTTTAGACGTGATGCTTTCCAGGTCAAGTCCGGTTACTTCTATCATATCGTCCGTATAGTCAGAAACATTAAAGTCAAAATAACTTTTATTCTCTTTGTCTCGGACAAAGTTATATGCTTCAAACTCATTTTTAAACGTCTTTTCTTTTCCGTTCTTGAATAGGTGGAATGTTTGTGCGTTCGGTTGCTCCCAACTATAACCGTCTTTCTCCATAAAGAAAAATACTTTGTTTGTAGCATGTCTTTTTAAATTTATCAAAGATTGCTCCAAAAAATCAGAGAAAGGAATGCTTGTATTTATATCCTTTTCTATATGAACGCCTACTTTTGTGTTTATCTCTAAAATTTCTGTGTAAGCCCAAACGCGAATCTCACGTATAAGGCTATCACCGTCTTTGGAGACACAAAAAATATTGTTGTCTTTGTCTATAGTGACACTCAAACCTTTGCTATTCAAATTTAATATCTCCTATTAGTTTATATTATTGTTAATAAATTGTTTATGCTTTATAAATTGATTGATAAAATAGGTAGGGTCATTATTCCCTACCTTTGTCCAGGTTCGTTACCTCTATTCCTTCTGGTAGGGTGTTACTGCACACAAGTTCGTTGATTAAATCAGAAGGAACCTTTTTGCAGCAATCTAACCAATTAAAACAAAGCTCGTTTCTATGATCGTAAAGGGTAACGTTATCCCAACTTATGCCGAAAGAGACAACCGCCTTTTTTACTTCGTAAATTCTTTTTGCCTTTTCTACAGCTTTAGCAAATTCTTTTTCAATCTCTGCAAGTTCTTCTAACCGTTTCTTTGTTCTTGCAGTTTCTTCACGCGCTTGTTTCATTTCTTTTGTCGCGTAACCATGTTTGAACAAATAGGCCATGTCGTTACACTTTTCTGCGTCAAATTGCTTGTAAACTTTATCCTTATTTTCAATTTTCAAGGTTAAGCCCGTTTTTGCTTCCATTTCCTGAATAGCTTCCTTTGCTTGCTTTTCCCAGGCTTCAGCGACGCCCAAACGAAATACGAGATAATAAAATAAATCTTTGTTGTCTGAAGCGTTACGTAACGTTTCGATTACTTTCAAATTAGAAATATTATACATTTCCGCTATTTGTTCATTTGTTTCGCCTTCATTGATGTGAAAGCGAATGTCATCTATAAACATTGGCTGCCCTAAATGATTGCAAGTATGCAGCTTTTCAAACATAGAAAGCTCAGGTTTTAAGTAGGCGACAATGTCACCTATTGCGCCGGAAATCAAAGTATAATACCGTCCATTTCTTTTTTTAACCTTAATTTCGCCGGTAAAACTAAAGGTTAAATGTCCGTTTTTGCAATCATCATTTAACCCAATATAGTAGGCAAAGGAATAACATTTACCGCCTTCAAAAAGATAATCATATACTTGTGTGTCCTCTTTAAAGAACTTAGAAAATAATCCAGAGAAACCAATACGATTTACAGTTACCTTGTTTTCGTTGTTATTTACTGTAGTTGTCATAGCTTTATTGCGTTTTGTCAAGGTTTGCGCACCTTGTTTAATTAGTTTAGTTAGTTGCTTTATTAATAAGTTAAAATTTGTACTTTGTACCCGTCGTTCCCGGAAAACTGATATATTTCGCTTGTTGCTTCTACATATTCGCTTTCGACTATATCCAAGCAGCCTTTCATTTTTCCGTCAAAAGAATAGGTCTTAAGCTCCTCAATAAATTCTGCACAATCACCCTGTAATAGGGTTAAACCACAACCTCCATTTCCCAAAGTTGCTACAACAATAGTATTGTTGTTTTTCAGTTCTGTAGCAATAAATTCAAAAATTTGTTCTTTTGTTCTCATGATCTTTATTTGTTTATGTTATTACTTGTTTTTCGATATACAAATGTAACACTTTAATGTTACATACCAAAGGTTTTATAGTTAAGAAAGGTTAATTTGATGATTTTTCTTTGTTTTGTTTGTTACTTATAAATGATTTTTCAACCAAAATATAAAGTAAAACTAAAACAATAGGAACAGATAAGATAACATGCAAAAAGTTCCTTTCATCAACAAATAGAACAATAAGAGCGATAACGAAAGAAATAAATACCACTTTCAACCCTTCCAATATTACTTGTATAGCCTTCATCTTCATAACTTTGTTGTTTAACTGTTTATTAAAGTGTATTATTTACATTTATTTTATAGGACTTTCCAAAGGAAATGCCGCGCTTTGTGCTCTCAATAGGTGTAAAAGTTACATTATTTCCGTTCCTGTCAACTCCACAAATGCCTTTAGCACCTGTTTTACTTTCCCTACAAAATTGCTTTGCTTTTTGAAGGCTGGAGAACTCCAGCCCGTCAACTATCCATTTATACACCCTATTCATTGTATTTGCAAATTTGATAATAGTTCAATCGCTTTTTCGTTTCCTTTGTTTGCTTCTTGCTGCAATTTCTCCAAAGTAGTAAATTTTCTCCCACCATTTACACCAATTTTTCGACATAGAGAAATAAACGTACTGTGTAAAATTTCTTCACCCTTATAAATATACTTTGTTTTCATATCCTTATCGCTTTAAATCCTTAAAAATCAAATGTTTCTCGCAAATTGTTTGCAAGTTCGTAAATATCAATGCCTTCAAACACTCTATTATATTTATTTTCTTGCTTACATAACGCGTTCCATAAAGTAGGCGTATTTCCTTCTTGCTGGCAAAATTCGTTTTTGTCTAAAAATTCGTTTTTGTAAAGAATGTCCTGTAAAAACGAATAAAACATTTCCGTTGTTTCCTTTCTATCTTTGTCAGTAACGCCACAACGGAAATTTCGAAAACTATCGAACCAATCAAAAGATAATTTTTTGCCTTCATAGCTCACTGTTATTATATAGTGGTTGTGCGATTCCGGGTATTTGTTATCCCATTTGCAAACCTTTGTGTTTGAAAGCAAACATTTAATTTTGATTGCTTTACCTTCGTAGGAGATAGAAGTTACTTTGCTATCGCCGTTATCCGTTATCGCCGGCTGATCGTTAAATCTTTCTTCTTCGTTGTTAATAAATTCTTGTACTTGCTTTGTACTAATTCTCTTTGCTTTCATAATGCTTGTTAATTTAATTAGTTGTTATTATTACTTGTTTTTCGATATACAAATGTAACACTTTAATGTTACATACCAAAGGTTTTATAGTTAAGAAAGGTTAATTTGATGATTTTTCTTTGTTTTGTTTGTTACTTATATCAAATTAAAGGCGGAGCGAAAGCGCACTTAGCGCGTGCGGAACCTTTAATTTAAAACAAATAGTTATAACCCAATACCAACAAATAAAACCTTATTTAGAATGAATCTAAATAACCAACCACACAAATAAGTGATTATCAACAAATTGATCAAAATTCTATGAAAATAGAAGGAAAGAATGAGAAAAAGTATGTCGAAAAACCTATAACAAAAAGTTATAACGAATAGAAAAAAAGAAGGAAATCAAAGGAATGTAAATATGAAAATGTTAGGCAGGCAGGTGTAAAATGTGATTTGCGGGTATATGTGATTATCTTTTGTAAAGGACTTTTGTGTATGTTATGTATGTGTTTTTATGTCTTTAGATTTATGTCTTTAGATTTATGTCTTTAGATTTATGTATGTGAGATTATCCCGCCCTGCCTGCCATCACCCTACACAAAAGTCCTTCCCTCATTCCCCCCTATTTCCCTTCCTTTCCCTTTATTCATGCACTTTTCAGAGTGTTTGCGATTGTGTTTGCTTCCTACTTTTTCACTTCTGTTCTTATAGTTGTTGATCACCTTCTATATCTATTTTTATACTCTATACATTGCCTTTCTTTTTTACGGGAGTTATATATCTATTGTTTTTAAAAATGGCTCTATGGTGCTGCAACGCACCATGTACGACCCATTTTTGAGAGCTATACTAATACCAAATTATACCTATTTTTAGCCGTAAAACCTCAATACTTTTCATTTTTGACACTAAAATAGGCAAATTGACTTATTGTATATTTTTTTGATCATTCCAAAAAATCGAGTTTTTAGATTAAAAATAGATAACTTGCTAAAAATCAATATTTTAAATGAATTAATTTTTCGAGTACGCCCTATAGGCAAAAAGAGTTTGACTTATTGTACTTTTTACAATGAAAATAGGGATATTTTAAGCTGAAACCTTTCAAATTTGACACAAATAACCCTATTTTGATATAATAGGGCATTACCTGTATATACGAGTATCATATATAGCTTCGTATGCATTTATATCTTCTTTTGCTCTGGATATATCCTTATATTTCGTTTTTCTATGTATATAGATATATCTATATACATAGAATTTTCATTTTGGCACAAGCACTCCTATACCTTTTATCCTTGTACATGGAGTATGTAAGTAGGTGGCACTCCCTCTATATCCTTTTTGCTTCTCCTTTTCCCGTTCCTGTGATCCAATTCCATAATCTCAAATAATCGTTTTTAAGGCTTTATTTCCTTTTGGGTGGTATTGGTGTATCATTTTGAAAAGAAAGTGCCAGAAATAAGCGGAAAAGCAGGTAATCCGGGGTATTTTGTTTTAGTAGGGTATCTTTAGGGACTGTTTGAGGACTCTCCATATTGAGGTGGCGTGCCTAATACGTCACAAGAAAAAGTTTTATTTTGCTCTCCATATAGGCGATTTTTACAAACAGTCATTTATTTTCTCCATCCACAAGAAAAAGTTCTCAAATAGTTCTCTTGGTGGGGGTTTTTCAAAATAAGTATATTTTCAATCTATTGATTTTCAGCATCTTATGTATATAAAATCTCAAAAATGCACTCCTATTGGCAATTTACCGTCCTACTTTTTTCTATTATAGTAGAAACATTGTTTTATCTGCAATATCTTCTTTTTCTCTTTTTGAATGGGGAGGGGGTATTTCTTTTCCTTTCCTATAGGTTTGACTTTCCTGTTTTTCTTTCTTGATATGTACAGAGATATGGATTTGGTTTCCTATTGGCGATTTTTGGTGGGTTGGTCTATCCTATTTTCTTTCGGAAGGGGAATCCTTGCGGATTCTTTCTCCCTTCCGAGGGATAATCGCTTCGCTCAATACATAAAATCTCCCTATTTTGACAAAATGATTTAGAGATAATTGATTTCTATATCAAAATGATAGCAGGGAAATCGGGTTTTCAAAACTTTTTTCGCTATAAGGGAGTGGACAAAATTGGAAAATTTTAAATTCTTGATTTTCAGACTTATGTGATTTTTGATGGGTTTCATTCAGCTTATTTTTCGACTGTTTTTGAATTTTGACTATTTGTAAAGTAAACAAAGGCTATCTCTATTAAAATGATACCAATAAAAGACCAAAAACAGGCTAAAATGTAACGGTTTATTGTTACAAAATAGGGTAAATCTCCTACTACAAATACATCTGGATTGCCATAAATTACACCTAAATGAATGGAATTTTGCCTTCTGGAAGGGTAGTTTCTCTTATTTAACCTTCTGTAACTATTTTCCTACTAAAATGTAACTGTTTACTTTTACTTTTTCAGATTGGTTTTAACAATTTAGGTAAAATGAGACAAGAAAATGGTGATTGGACTTATTGTATATTTTTCAATAAGGTGAAAAAGTGCAGTTTTGGATAGTTTTTGAGTTAAACAATTAAATATCAATAATTTATGAATTTTGAATTTCCGACTTCCCTTATAGGCGAAAATGAATTTACTTATTGTATATTTTTGACTCAAAATAGAGTGATTTTAATGTCTAAAACATGGATTTTTGATTTTAACATTTGGGTAGGAGAGAGGGAGAGAGTATTTATAAGTAACAAACTTTTTATGGATTTGTCACAATATAATATGTCAAACAGTATTTTCAGACTAAAATGTAACATTATATTGCGACAAATCGGGTGATTTTTTAATTTTCATTTTGAGATATATTCTTTCAAGAACTTGTTCACGAGATACACTTGCCCTTTTCCGGTTACAAGAGGTGTGCTTACCGTAATCAAATCTCCATTCGGTTTTGTGATTGTTCTTTTCTTGATCTCAAACATCCCTGCTTCTACCCATCTTTGCATAGGTTGATTGTAGTATTCTCCTTTTGTTCCAAGATACCCGCGTTTGCGGAGCCACTTAAACAACCGATTCTGTCCTACTTCCATTCCGTTTTGACAGATGATCTTTGCAAGCTCGGCAACAAGACAGGAACGTTTGGATTCGGTTACAGCCATTGCAAAAATCACTTTGGGTAAATCTTCTTCTATTTGGGCTTCCAGGTTTTTGCTTTCTTCGACAAGCTGTTTAGCTTGTTCCTTTAGAACCTGTCTTTCCTTTTCTTCTTGAATCCATGCTTCGGCACGCTGAATAGGATTCTCTATTTGATAGGATGGTAAATTGTAGCTTCCGGTTTTCCTAATAGCAGGCAGCACTTCGGAAGTTACCCATCTTTTGAAAATCTTTGCAGATTCTAATTTACTACCAAAAATCAAAGAATAAAGTCCACTTTCGTTTATCAAAGTTGTTTGTTGTGTAAAACCTTGACTATCAGGGACGCCCTGTTTTAAGGCGTCCTCACTATCAACATGTTGCAAAATTGCGTTTTTGTTCATTTTCAGATAGTTTCGGGAAAACATCTTCTATTACTCTAATTACGTCAGAATGTCTTTTCCCAAATTTCATAGCAACAAGTTTGCTGTTTGTTAATACTTGATTTTCTTTTCTGTAAACTAACTCGTTCATAACTTTGTATTTTAATTGTGTTTGCAGGCAAAAAGAAAACGGCTTTGCCTTTCCCGGTTGCAAGCCACATTAAGAAGTACAGAAAGGTTTCCTTAACGTTGGGAAGGCGGAAGCCGTTTGTTATGTATATAGGGTATTGGTTTGCGTTTCTTTTGTTACCGGAAACTCACTATACCTGCATCAATGTAGCTTGCGCCACAAATATAGTAAAATTTTTGTTTCTGAATTTAGGTTTTCACCAAAAAGAAGGGAAACCGTTAATCCAATTTTCCTTCGGTAAGTTTACATTCTTTGTCTATTTATTGTTGTTCCACTTCGCATTATCCGGTATTATATCTCTAAAACATTCTGGCACATCACCCTGATGCCACCAATCGTTAGATATCACCTTTTCTCCAGAGTTTTTAATGGCTTCCATCATCCTACCGCCAAAACCCATGAATCGTCTTGTCATGTTATTTGTATTAGGAACGAATGGGTTGGCAATGTATGAAACTCCATCTATAATTAGCCAATTGGGATCGTTTTTGTGTTGCTCATACATTCTTATCCAAAATGCACAATGGTAGCAAACACCGTCTCTTTCCATGATTGTACGGATATCACATTTTACAAAATGCTCTGGGTTCATGTCATGGATTTTATTTTGTCCCGACCCATCTTCTTGTCCACACTTAGGGCATATCTTTTTCTTCGTTTCCATATTCATTCTTTTTTTTTGTTTTTACCTTATTCTTCCCATTCTATTTTTACTGTTTTGTAATATAAACGATTTGACTTTTCACCTGATTCCATTCTATCCTTTGCTTCTTTTTCAGATTCAAAAAGATTAAGTCCTGGGAATAGTCGTTCATCTTTATCTTTGTACAAATTTATCCATGCTTCTCGTTTTACAGCTTTCATGAAAAGGTCACACATACATCCCCTTCCATCGTTACTGAATCTTCCTTTCTTGTTATAAGAAAAGATAGTTTCATCACCAGCCTCTTTTACTAAGGCCACAATAGGATAATGTCCTATTCTATCAAAACACAAGATTCTCGCTTCCTTACCATCTCTTGTGCACACCGGATGTCCGACTTTCGCTTTTTCTAAGTCAAATTCCTTCATTGTTGTTCTATTTTATTGTTTGTTTTTATAATTCCATAAGAAAGACACCATACCAACATTTCGTAGGACGATTTAATAAGGCTATCTTCCTGGGAAATACTAAGTATAGATCGAGTATAAAGGTTTTCATAAGAAACACTTACAACATTAGCATTCTTCCTAATCGTCAACATATTATTATCTATAGAATCAGGAAGCATACTTATAATATCTTGCAAAGTGAAAGTGGGAATCACTTCATAAGCAGTAAACCCTACACCCATAAATTCTTTTTGTAGGCTTAAAAACCAATTACCTTTAGAGGAATCGTCTATACGGCTTCCATGTGATCGTCTTGCCCAATATATGCTGGCTTTGCTTGTATCAACACCCAACTCTTTAAGGCGTTGCATCTGATCGATAGATAAAACTTGATTTTTCATAATTCAATCCTCCATAATATCTAACAAGTCGTTTAAATATGCCCATTTTATTATTTCATTGAAACGATACAGAATACATCCCGGACGAGACGATATAAAAATTTGATCTTCTTGAAGAATACCCATAAGTTTTCCTTTCTCATGAACACAAACAATAAGTTCACCAACTTTAGGTTTTACTTTTTTATCGTGCCATACAGAATCTATAAACCAACCAACACCCTCTCTAAAGGCAACTGCAACACTGTTTAGATTTATATTGCTATGGAAATTTCCTTCTATCAATTCTACCTCTCGTTTATATTCAAAAGATGCTTTTATTATATCTTCTCTTTTCATATTTATTCCACTAATTCAATTGTAAATTGTCCAAACGGTATATATTCTCTCAATTTAGATATTGTTCCATCCTTCTTTGCTTTCATAAGAATAGGAACAACTTCATTGCTTACAATTTCATATCCAGTTACATAAGCGAACTTCTTTTCTTCTGGAATTGTTTTTGTTTTACTATCACATAAAATTCGGACTGTGTGAGCAGGAATAGTCAAACAAACTTTACTTCCAATAGGGAACTTTTGATTAGATGATATGTATTCTTTCTCTAATCTTATCATCTTTTGTTTCCAATTATCAATCTCGAATTGAATTTCCGCTTTTCGTGTTTTAAAATATGATTTATCCATGATGCTCAGTTATTTTAGTTATTAGTTAAATACAACTTATTCGATATGTATGTTCATCAATCATATCATTACCGATAATCTCAGTTAGTTCAAAGAATCTTGTAGCTGGGCAAACATAACCTTCAATCTCTATACAAAGACCGTCACTCGGTATATAGGCACAACCTACATTATCATTCCAGTTTATATGCTTTTGGGCTACTTTAGCTACTTTATCGCAAGCTGATAAGTATTCAGCATATTTACTATTTGCTCTTTTAATTTTCTTGAATAGTGTATTGTTCATATCATTCTCTTATTACTAAGTACACAGTTCCCACTAATTTACCATATTTCTCTACAGTATCTATTATATTGGACATATCACCGTCAGTAGTGTTAGCCAAAGTAAAAGCTGCCACTATCTTTCCATATATCTCATCAGAAACAAGGTAAACCCTATCATTAACCATTATATGTTTCATGATATTAATAGTCTATTTCTCTTACAACTGCTATGATAATAATTTCAATAGCAAGAACGATCATGCCAACCCAAAAATGAAATTCAAACCCAATTGCACATAGCGATACGAATAACAACGCAATTCCGCATCTTCCCAAAAATTTATTCCAATCTATCATAACTTTTCTTCATATTGTTTATGATGAACTTTTTCTCTATCCGTATAGTAATCTCTTTCGATCAAATCCATAAGTTCCGACATACTTTCCGAATTATCGTCAGAAGATTTACCTTTAAAGAAATACCGCATATATTCTGCAAGTCCTTTTGCAGCTTCATGAAACGCTTTTTCTTTAGCTTTCCATTCATCGGTAGGAACAAATCCTCTTTCTTTGAAATGAAGTAAATACAAGTCCAGATAATATACAGACAAATCTGCCATATTGAGAGAAAGATTGAGTGTCTTTGCTGCCCAAGAAACAAATGATTTTTCCAAATTTTGTTCTTGGTAATAGAACTTGTCTTTGGATTTCAGGTAATCCAGTTCTTCTTGCAGACGTATTCTTTTTTGATTCAGAAAAGAAATTTTTGCCCAATTTCTTGTACTTCTTGCTTTACTGATTTCTCTTTGAACTTCCCTTAGTTCAATAGAAACTTCTGTTTTTGTTCTGTCTTTTGTTTCCATATTTTGTTGTTTTTGAGATGATTATATTATTCTACATCAAAAAGTTGATCCAATACCAGTAATTCTGCGTTCATATCTTCATCTTTCTGAAAACGAACTTTTATGTTTCCGAACTTAGATGTCTTGAATAAGATGTAGGGATTCATATCCTCAACAGTCACCGGCTTATATTCCTTAACTTCCGACATTTTGACATACCAGTCACCTATTTTCACAAATCCGGAGAAGACAGAACACAGATGCACTTTCACGGACAGTATTTCCCTTTTATCTTTAAAGGGTATAATTTCCTCCTTTCCTCTTATTCTGATTGACAGAAAAGGACGAATATTATCTGTTTCATTTTGAAACTTGAAGCCTGTCACAACTTGTTTTGGGATTCTTCTTCCCATTAAGATAAAATAGCTCATTGCGGTAAAATTTACAGTGGTAAAATAAAAACCCGGCAGAAGCCTTGTGCGGAACATTCCGCCGGGAAACTTAAAATATGAAAATTAATGAATCTCTTCTCTTGTGCCAAGAAGGTGTTCGTTTCCTTCATACGGAACACAATGATCCCACAGTCCCCCTAAACAGCGGTGCTTATGGGATTCCATGTCAAAATAAGAATAAAAATCAATTGACCACACAGTAAAATAATCGTTGATTGATTCTTTGTCTTTTACAATAACTTTCTGAAACTGTTGAAATTTTGCAGTTGTCGACGCAACTTTATAAATAGGTAGAATAATTTTACCTTCTATCCATAAAGGACAGAGATTCCTTGTGAAGAGTTTGGGATCATTCACGTCCACTTCTTCTTTTGAAAGATTTACTTCTTCAAGTTTGTACACCTGATCCTCCAACATCCAATCATAAAAAAACAAAATCACTAATACCTTTAAAATAAATTCCGTTTTCTGATATATCATTAATACAGAAATACTTGCCACAAAATTCTTTCATTTCTTCTGTGAACGGATGATTACGTTCGACAATTATATATCCATTTTCTCCTTTGTGTTTGTTGTACCAATCAAGACTTTTGATCCGTACAATGTCACCTTTTTTAAATTTTGTTTCCATATTTTTCTTTTTAATATTGTTTGTTACTATCAATAAATCAATCCTTCTTCTCATCGTTGAACAAGTCTTTTGGAGAAACATCAAGAATATCAGCTATTTCCTTTAACCGGTTCATGGTAGGATTTCCGTTCAGACACCTATAAAGAGATTGCCTTGTTACTCCCAATTTTTCTGACACCTGGGCTACGGAAATACCTTTTTCTTGCATGATCTCTTTAATTTTTAATCCATTTTTTTGCATTAAGTTTAAAATCGTTTTTCTTTATTCTGCCACAAATGTAACACTTTAATGTTACATGACAAAATATAATGTTACATTTTTGTCGAAATTCAGTCAAAAACCTTTAGTGTCAAAATAACACTAACAAGAATGACTGCGATAAGAACAATGATTATCTCATTGTCGGGTACACATACCTTTGCTAAACCATCTATTGTAAGGTATATCATTACCGACTTAATCAATCTGCTTTCTATTTCCCTATCTTTTTTCATGTTGGTGCAAAGATATATGTAACAGTATAATGTTACAACACTATTAACATTTGTTAAAGTATTTGTTTTTAAATAGGAGAGGACTTACTTTTGAAAACAAAAAGTATAGCTATGGCAACATATCAAGAAAGGCTGGAAGCAGCTAAAACAAAACTGCAAAAAATTTACCCAGACGCAACAATAGAACAGACTATTGATGATAACGGAAACGCTATCTGGAGAACAAACGTGCCGGGAGTGAAAATCATCGAAAGCATGAATGTAAATGCTTTGGAAATCGTAGTAGAAAATCTTCGACAGGCTTATAGAGCTAAGTTGGGAGTGAAAAGAAATTAACAATTGAATGATTTGATACTTTATCATTGGCGATAAACAGTAAATGATTGAAAGGTGTGCTTGTGAAAGTGCACCTTTTCTTCTATCTTTGACACGGTTAATTAACTCAAAATAAATATCATCATGAACAGAATTTTATTGACATTGACTTTTTTGTTCTCCTGCATTGCTTGCGTTTTTGCACAAGGAGAGTTGCCGGAAGAAACAGTTGACTATGCGGCTAATTTTGCAACATTCGCAGGTGTGGTAGGTGTTACAACAGTTGTAACGGAGTTCATCAAGAAACTATTCAAAACAGAACCGTCAGAATGGGTTCAAAGAATTATCTCTTGGGTAATCGGCATCGGACTTGGTATGTTCGCTTGGGGTTTCCATTTGGGTATGTTTGAAGGATTGGATTGGTGGCAAGCATTATTATGGGGATTTGGAGCCGGATTAGCCAGTAACGGATTTTGGGACACTGGACTTATTGAATGGTTGTTTGGATTATTCACTAAAAAGAAAGCAGCATAATCTTCTTCATACTTTGTGTTTTGGGCGCGGTGGGCAAGAACTTCCGCGCCATTTTTATAAATCACCTACATTGAATATATACAGCTTATGACAATCGAAGAAAAATATTCAAAGCTAAAAGACATCTTCTTTAAAGACTTTATTGTCGCTACAGAAGAAACTACTTGCAGAGGAACGAATATCCCTGCCAGCAAAAGAGTGAAAAGTCCGAACACAGGACTAAAAATCCTATATTGGGGTGATGGAACTATCAACATGGCGGAATACCTTCACTACCTTTTGATGGAATCGTTACTGGGAGACAAGACTTGCAACAACAAAATACTCTGGTGCTTGAAATCCCTCCAGAGGTTGTCAACGAGTGCCTACGAGGATGAAAAGATGAAGAATCCAAAAGTGTATTTTGTACGCGAAAAAGGGTTTTTCCTTCGAGACGATATTTCATCCTCTTCCTGTGGTCTTTTTGATGCCATAAAAATAGAAAGCGGTTATTCCAATGGGATTGAACTTGAAAACGAAGATCCATGCTTTTCCCCTTTCGTATCACAAGATCAGATTTGGAACTTGTTGCCCTCTCTTTCTCTTTTAATAGACGTTTTTAAAGGACAAGAAATAGGAAATCTGGCAAAAGAAATACTGCATGATATTCTTTCCTATGTTTCCGATCATGGACACACCATTTACAATCCCTATTTCAGTGCGCTAAAGCATTTTTGGACTTACCTTCCATCCATGAATACAGAAAAGCTGAAACCTTGGGACAGAGTAGAGGATAGGAACAATCATTTGAAATACACTGTAAAGGTAAAAAGAGGTGCGAACAATTGGTATTTTGCTTACGGATTCAGAAAAACCCTCAAAAAATTTATACCGGAAGCGAAATTGAATGGATTTATGACCTTTTTGTACGGTGTCTGGTACATTCCTTTCATTTTCCTTGCTGATAGGGTATATTTCCCTATTATGACACGATTTGGGGTGAAAAGAAAGGACAATTCCTATTACTGTATGTCATCTGCGGGTGATGTTTGGTATGCCGGTAGGAAAAATTATCTCAAAAGAGTGTGCAAAAAGTTTAATGAGGATAAAGAATATGCTTTTCCTGCACTTGCAGAGTGTCTAAAACAGGAAAAATGGCAATATATTGACATAAAAGCATTGGAAAAATGGCTGAATGACTATGAATTTGACGAAAATTCGTTGGAATCACCCGTCAAATTCCTAACTTTGTCATGTTACTTGAAGTTGATCCAATCGCTTGCTTAGACAATCAATTCTTTCATGTTTTCTCCCGTTCTTCTTTATTGAGGGACGGGAGTTTTTGTTTCCATTAACGAGAGTGTAACACTAAAATGTTACATTTTAAAGTAATTTAACTCCATAGACTGCATTTTGTACAAAAACGATATTACTTTTGCAGCACAATCAAGTAACAACAATAAAAATAACAATCATGAAACCTTTCAATTTAGAAGAAGCAAAAGTAGGCAAACCCGTCTGCACAAGAAATGGTAGGAGAGTGGAAATCATTTCTTTTGAAAATCCGAGCAACAACAACTATCCTATTTTGGCAAAAGTATTTTTCGGTAAAGATGATTATGAAGAATTTACCTTTACAGAAAGTGGAACGTTTTTCGTTGCTGATAAAGAATCTGAAACAGATTTAATGATGACAGAAGATGAAACGGAAATAGAAATCCCTTCACTCTGGACACAATCTTGTACAGAAGAAAACACAAAGATCAATTATACAATCAAAAACTAATAGAAGATATGGAAGTAAAGATGACGGAAAGACAAGCGTTGCTTTATGAAGCGAGAAAGAAAAAGCTGTTTAGGGCTTTTATTATGACCTGTATGTGGGGAGGGTTTGGGATTTATTACACCGGTAAACCCATTATCGCATCCATCCTGACCATCTGTACCCTGTACAATCTTTTAGGAGCTGCAATCACCTTATTTAAGGTCGATCTGGTAAACTGTGTCGAACACCTACTTTGGTTTACAGGATTTTGGATTTTTTCAATCCTGATAGCAGTTCCTCTGGCCGAGGACACAAACAACAACATCAAACGTGAAATCATTAAAAGCAACAAAATAGCATGAAAAGAGTAATATTTATCAGTGTATTATTTGCACTTATTTCGATGTGTGGATGCAAACAGGAAGCCTCTAAAGAATCAGAAATTTCTAAAGAGCAAGAAACTCCCAAAGAATTGAACACCTATCAACTCATGGATATCCAATTTAAAATATTGGATGCTTCTTCTAAAGATTTTTTAGTTGAAGAAGCCGATAAACTCATTCCAAAAGAATGTTACGGCGAAAGAATTGCTTTGGATTCTGATGAAAAATCCGTAGAATATAAACTCAATACCGGTTGTCAGATAAATGTGAATGAGGTTTTTGACGAAAAATTAGGCGTAGTTCCTTCTATAAGCCTCAAAACAAAGTTCGATATTTACGATATGAAAGATATGAAAACCTTTATGGACGGAATTCTGGATTATCTGAAAGAGAAGAAAGGATTAAAGAAAGAAGGGATGGTCGAAGATATAGACAAACCAGATTACAAGACTATTGCTTTCTTTTGGAACGGTGGATTTAGTGTAGTTGAATTGAAACAAAACGGAACGATTGGGCTTGATCTCATTTTTACCAACTATTACGACATGAACAAACAGAAAAAGAAATAGGAATATGGAAAGGACAGTAAAATATTTTATAAGCAAAAGAAGAAGGCTTTTGTACTTATATTACGAATGGGATGGAGATGTAATGAAAGCGTTCTTGTCAAACTTCTTTCTGCGAAGTATGGATGTAGAAGTCATTCCCAAAGAGCAAAACAGATCAAATGAAGATTTATTGATGGTAGGGTTCACTCCAGGAAAGAGATTCCTATTAAGAATAGGTGATGGCATTTTACGTAACCCAAGTTGGAGTGCTGCCAGACGAATGAGAAGAGAATATGGCAGGGATCAAAATCCTTTTCCCGGTCTTGTGGAAGTAACAGATGAAGAAAAGATACGATACATAGAAGAACAAAAAGAAAAAGGAATTATAAAATTCGATGAATCTTTTGTGAAATCTTTACTGCCTTTGGACAAAAGAGTAGAAAACGAAAATGTTCAGGACAAAAACAAGTAAAAGATTTCAAACTGACGGGTAGGAACTATTGTGAAATACCTTCCTACCCAAATCTTCAAAAGCTGACATAGTGTGTTAAATCATAATCTTTACCAAAGCCTCAACAAAGTTTCTTCAAATTCTTATTTTTACTATTCGATGGGTGGGTAGCGGTCAAAAGATTTACTACCCATTTTGTTTACCACACCACCTTCTTTTTGACAAACTCCACACTCCATTTCAAGACCCCAACACCCCCTGCGGGGGCTCTTTGTCGATTTAGAAAATGCCTTCATTTTCACTCGTTTACACTACGTTCAATGCCGGATTTTCCCGACATAATTAACATGATTATATATATACATACTTTTAAAAAAGTAGTATATAATAATCCTTGGAAAATTCGAAAATTCGGGAATAGGAGTATTCCCTCATTATTTCGAATTTTCCGATTTACTGGACAAATCTCTCTTTTTAGTAGGAATACTCCTATTAAAGAAAAGAGGGAAAGGAAAACACGCGCATACGCGCTTGAATGAGAAAATCGGAAAACAAGACTTAGGGATGGAGGGTGGGAAGGAAACCCTACGGGCGCGCGCGAGACGGGTGCTGTGGCGATGCGCCCTGTGGTGTATTTTTTCGCGCCGTTCTTTGTTTTTGTCGGTTTTTTGCTGTACCTTTGTGGCAAAAGTGATATATTTTTATATTCTATAAATGAAACGGGAAACTACGTTGCGAAACGTAGTTTTTTTTATGTTAGTTTGCTTGTTATTGTTTTTTTTGCTTTCTTTGTACTGTGAGAATTAAAACGATTTGATAACAACCATTAAAAATTCCATCTATGGACTATAAAAATATAGCAGCCTTTTTGATTCGTTCTGATTTAGAACGGCAGTTACTGCTAAATGAGAGTGAAGGTAAATTTTCGGGCAGAAGAAGGTTTACCAAAAAAGGAAAAGAGGTCTCTCCTAAGAGAAAAACCAAAGGTATTACTTCAAAGATTTTTTATTCAAAAAAATCTCTTTTGTCTTTTCTAAAAGATGCAATAGGATGTGAATCTGAAAATCAAGCATTGACGATATTTAATAAGTATGCCGGTGGCATGAAGATTGAACATAAGGTGGAAAAAATTTTTGATCCTTCTTGTGGAAGGATGAAGGTTATTACTTCCTATCGTTTCGTGATAAAAGATAAATCCTTCTATTCTAAAGATATGAATTTAATTCCTGCTTGCCTTTTGCGTCCCTTTAAGGCATTTAAAGACACTCAAAGATTTAATAATCGAGAATTAAGACTTGGTTTTAATGAACGTGTTCTTTCGGTCTATCTTGAACTAAAAAGAAGAATTATTTATCATGTGTGGTTGTCTGAAAAGAAAAACGATCCTTCTCTCAAATGGGAACCTTTTTTGTTTTTTAGTCAAAAGACTATTGCACGAGAACTTGGTTGGACGATAGATCAAGTCAGATATAGCATGAAAAAGCTGAAATTCTATTTTGGAAGGGATTTTTTTAGAGAGCCTACAAAAAAAGAATCAGATTCCCGTAAAATAAAAGGTTGCTGGAATTTTCAGATCAATCTTCCTCCTATGCGTAAATGGAACGCTATTGTTGCTAAGAAAATTATTATGTACACAAAAAACGTAGGGGATTCTGCTCTAAAAAAGCGTTTCCCTCTTGAAACCTATCGTTATCTTGTTTACGCACAACGTAGGACAAAACGGTATGATTGTTATGCAGAAAATTTTATGAATAACAGCAATAAAGAATATGAGCGATTATGCAGTCTTGCGAGTAGAATAAGGTCTTATTTACAGGAAAAGAAGGAAGTTACTGCCGACTTTTTAAAATCTCTTATATTTGACAAACGTCCACTTACTTACAGAAAGCGAGTACCACAACCTATTGTCAGAAATTATTATCGAAAACTTTATAAAGCTGCGTAAAATCATGGCAAACAAATTACCTAACATTAAAAACAAATTTTCCATGACGGAAGAAGAAAAGAAAAACGTATTGGCTTTCTATAACGTTTCAGAAGAACAAAAGAAAGCGATCGTAGAGAGTTATAACGGCAACCCGGAAGGATACAAGGCTTCTATCAGGAAGATGTCGGAAAAGGAACGTGAGGTATCTCTACTGATAGCTTCTGCATGTGGGATAAACATTAAGGATATTTAACATCAAAAATTGCAATTATTGAATACAAAAGTTGTATGTTTGCAGTCGAGATGAGATAGCTTAAAAAGTTGAAGTTTGGAAAGTGATTCGCGATAGCTTCCCTTCTTCTTTTTGAAGGCTATGTGAGGTTGATGGGAAATGACTTTAGGGTGTTTCCCAAAATTAAGGAAGTGTTAGATCGAATGTCTCTAATGATAAACGAACCGAGTCAGGAAATGCCGGCTCCCCTATAAGAATCGTTCCTAACGAATAAGTCCCGAAGTAGGGCAAATGGCGGCTTGTAGGATGTCGTGAGATAATGGTTTCTCGTGAGAAAGGCTTCTTTTGAAGTAACATTGTCCTGCGGGCAGAGTGGCGAGACAAATTCACTTCCTACTTTAAAGGCTTTGCCGTTACCTTTGATCCCTGTGCGGAGGGAGATCGGCACTTGTAAGCGATACAAGTACGGTTGCCGCACCAACATAGAAAGTATTGCTTACAAGTTTTTCTTTATAAAACACTCTTTTATAGGAAAAAAGTTTTACTTTTGTATGTGTTGAATTATAAACAATTACATCCATGAGTGTACAAGAATTTCCTATAAACGAATTTTTAAGCCTTGCAGAAAAGAACAACTGGGAGGTTTATACGTTGGAACAAGTGAAAAACTTTGCTTCTGACGTTGTAAAAAGCATTGATCCTACCGAACGGGAACACGGGGCTATTGATTTTGTGTCCCTGAATCGTGTTGTTGTGGTTGACGAAAACTTCAACAAATCTGTTGTATATTATAGAGAGCCGCAGATTGAGTGGAAAGATGCCGATCAAGAAACAATTGAAAAGCCGGAGCAACCGGACTTCCTGTAAAAAACAAAATAGGTTTCTATAAAGATACTCCTGAGAACAGAAGAAAAGGAATTGTGGGTATGCCTTACAAAAAAGATTCTGACTACAAGAAAAAGAAGGAGGAATCGGAATCCGACAAAAAAGACTGATTAGAGGATTGATGATGGAGAACAGAAGATTATATCATTTCAAATCTTATTTAGGTAGCTTCTGCTATCCTATACTGATCGCTTTACCTTTATCTCCTATTGTGGACTGGATAGAAAAATACATATTCAAAGATTGGGAGTTTTTGAAATTCCTTGTTGTCCTTATTATTGTGGACACTCTTATTAGTTGGGTATTCCATTTGAAGCAAAAAGACTTTTCATCGAAAGGTTTTGGAATGATCCTGACTAAAATTTTTGTATATGGGTGTTTGCTTATTGTAGCTCATGTTTTGGGGGAATATACTATAGATGGGCATACAACCACTACTTTTACATGGTTTCGATCTCTTATGAGCACAGCATTAATAGTAAGGGAATCTATCTCTATAGTGGAAAATTCAGGTAAGATAAACCCTAACCTTGTTCCTGTGTGGGTGAGAAAATATTTAAGGGAATTTGACGAAAATGGATTTTTAAGAAAGCCCGGAGAAAAAACGGGTGATTCCGAAAAAGATACAATCTAAATTTTTATACAAATGAGACTATACAGATTTACTAATACAGATAAGAAGATTGACGTAGTGGTCGTTACGGATGGCTCTTGTGAACAAAAAAGAGTATTTATCACAGAATCACCTCGTGGCGTTGTAACTCCGGGTTCTACTAATGCTACAGAAGATGAAAAAAAGGGAAGTGATGCTTTTCTTGCTTTGGGCTGGAAATGGAAAGTCGGTGAAAGCGTACAACATGAAGAGTTGGTAGAATTTGCTGAAAATAATGCTCTTACATTGATGATTGAACCGCAGGGGTTGAATGAAATTGTTTCTGTAAAGGCTTCTTGGAATAGTAGCAATATTTGTATCTTGGAAATTGCTACGACTGTTCCGGCAGAAAAGGAAGTGGAGATTTATTTTCCCAATACAGTAACATTAAAGGATTCTGTAGGACGTTACGGAACAATCCGGGGAGACAAGAAAACTCTTGTTTCGAAAGTAAACGGTCGTACACCTATGGAATTTTCTTTGGCTGATCCTGGTTTGTCTAAAAAGGAAGATTTGAATCTTGTTGTTATGTCTGACGATGGCGTTCAGAAGTTCGAAGTAGTGGCTCATTAATTTTAGAAGCTATGTTAAGATTTCTTTTTACAACAAAGGATTTAAGCAAGCAAATGACTGTCATAACTGATGGTATTGACAGTCAGATGAATGTCTTTGTGACTGAAAATACGGTAGGTGATATCGAGTATTATAAATCTCTTGGTATTGTAATTGATGCCGGTGTCACCTATAATATTGGTAAGTTCAAAGAATGGTGTCTTGCTAATGGATTGGGTCTTATTGGCTATCCCGAAGGACTGGAAGAAGAAAAAATAGTTTATGTGAATGTTCTCGACAGGACAGAATACACGTTTGCATTGCAGACAAAATCACTTTCTTTTGTCAATACGGGAGAAAGCAAGAATTTTGTCGTTACTTCCAGCAAACAGGAATATCGTGAGGGTGCGCCTTATGGAAAACCTATAGCCGTTGCCATTCAGATTAAAGTTTCCGGTACAGGGTTTTCCGGTAACGCAGGGATAAGTCAAATTTCTGCTACAGAGAATCCTACTGACAAGCAAAGAACTGGTACAGCTACAATCATTCAGGATGAGAGTGGAAAAA